ACCCGTGGGCGGCCACCCAGAAGCCGTACATCTCCTGGAAGCCGTACTCGAAGACCGTCGAGACCGCACTCGCGAACCTCAACCTCGCCGGGCACGTCACCCCGGCGGACACGCTGGCCGCCGTGATCCCGGTCATCGCCGGGCACGTCGCGGAAGCCCTCGTCGATGGAGAGAACGACGCCGTCCGCGCCTGGGCGCGGGGCGTCACCGACGAACTGCGTCGGGTCGGCCTCGACATCAGCGGCCTCGTCGAACGGCACGTCGAGGGCCTCAACGGCGGCGTCCCGTTCAGCTACGACCGCCCGCTCGGCTACAGCGACGAGCCCCCGTTCTAGCCCGCACACGCGAACGGCCGCCCCGCGGGCAGTGCGGGGCGGCCCTCACCGGACAAGGAAACCACGCCATGAAGTCAACCTGGCCCCGCCGCCTCCTCGCGGCACTCGCCCACCAAGGCCCCGGCTACAACCTCGCCGCCACCCGGGAAGCCGACCTCCGGGCGACGCTCACAGACCTCGCCACCCGGTGGGAAGCGAGCGCCGACTTCCTCACCAAGGACCTCCCCGCCGACCTGTTCATCGAGCCCGACAGCAGCAATGAGTGGGCCGCGACTCGCGCCCACGGCTACCGCGTCGCCGCATCCGACCTGCGCGACGTCCTTCGCACCGGCCACGTCCCGCACGGACTCATGACCGACGCCGAACTCGAGCAGCACGGCACGCCCGAGGAGGCCGGCCGATGAAGGCACTCACCATCCGCCAGCCGTGGGCGGGCGCAATCGCCCACCAGACGAAACGGGTTGAGAACCGCACCTGGAAGCTGCCCGCGAAGCATGAGGGCGCCCGCATCCTCATCCACGCCGGAGCCCAGCCCGACCGGCACGCCCAGATGTACGGCGAGCACCTCAACGTGTACTCCGCGATCGTCGCCGTCGCCACGATCACCGGCTGCCACTTCGACAACGGCAACCAGGTCTGCTGCAGCTACTGGGCCCAACCCGGCCTCTACCACTGGGAACTGGCCGACGTCACCGCCCTCCCGGAACCGGTGCTCGGAGTGTCCGGAGCACTCGGCTTCTGGACGCCAGACGAGGAGACCATCAACGCCGCACTCCGACAGGACACGGAGGTGGCGTGGTGACCACTCTTCCCGAGACAACGCTGCTGGTGTGGTACTGCCGCCGCTGCGACAAGTCCTGCAAAGTCCAGCCGCCGGACCCCGCGCAGGTCGCCTGTAGGTGCGACAGCCCGGTGCCCGGCCTGCGCCCCACCCACGTCACCGTCATGCACGCCCCGAAGCCGCGCTCCATGCACGCCCTCAGCGACGAAGAAGCCCGCCTCCGGGCCCTCGCCCGCAAGGGCACGCGCGTCCGCGTCACGTTCGAGGGCGAGATCGCCGACGCCTGGCAGTGGTCCAACGGCATCGCCCGCGGCCTCGACTTCATCGTCACCTCGCCCGACGGACGCCGCCACACCGTCAACGGCACCCAGCCCGGCCTGCAGATCGAAGCCATCACCGCCGACGAGGAGAACGCGTCATGACCCTCACCCCGAACGAGGCCCGCGAGCAGGCGAACGCCGCCCTCGCCGCCCTCTACGCGAACGTCACCACCTGGGACACCGCGATCCTCAACCAGGCCATCGACGCGATCGGCGGCGACGGACGCCCCTTCAGCGCCAACGACCTGCGCGCCGTCCTCCCCGAACTCGCCCACGGCACAGCCGGCCTGTTCTTCCACTCCCTCGTCCGCCGCCGCAACCCCCGCCAGGTGCTGGTCATCGGCGAGGAACCGTCGACCGCCGCATCCACCCACGGCAAGCCGATCAAGGTGTACCAGTTGTCCGCCGAACGCATCGAGGACATCGCCGCCCGCATCGAGCAGAGGCGGGAGGCGGCGTGATGAAGAGCCCCGTCCTGTACTTCGGTGCCAAAGGCAGCATCGCCGACTGGATCGTCAGCCTCCTCCCCGACCACGACCACTACGTCGAACCCTTCTGCGGCGGCCTGTCCGTGCTCCTCGCCAAGACGCCGTCCCGCATGGAAACCGTCAACGACCTCGACGCCGAACTCATGGTGTTCTGGCGGATCCTGCGCGACCGGCCCGACGAACTGCTGCGCGCCTGCATGCTCACCCCGCACAGCCGCCTCGAACACGAAGCCACCTGGGATCCGACCGACGACGACCTCGAGCTGGCCCGCCGCATCTGGTGCCGCCTCGCCCAGGGACGCTCCGGCACGCTGCGCAAGACCGGCTGGCGGCACTACATCGACCCCGCTGGATCGTCCACATCGATGCCCGGCTACCTCGAGGCCTACGCCCTCCGGCTCGCCGCCGCAGCCGAACGCCTGCACGGGGTTTCCCTCGATGCCCTGCCCGCCCTCGACTTGATCGCCAAATACGGCAAGCAGCCCCGCGTGCTGCTCTACGTCGACCCGCCCTACCTCGGCAGCACGCGCGGCTGGGGACGCAACTACCGGCACGAGATGAAGACCGAGGCCGAACACCGAGAACTGGCGGCCGCACTCACCGACTGCACCGCAACCGTCGTCCTGTCCGGCTACCACTCGCCGCTGTACGACGAGCTATACGACGGCTGGCACCGCTACGAGACCGCCGCCACCACCGGCAACGGCAAAGGCGACCGCGACCGCATCGAAGTCCTCTGGTCCAACGTGCGGCTCGGCGACCAACTCGACCTCTTCACCCAGGAGGCGAGCGCCTGATGGACGGCCTCAACCACCTCAGCCTCTGGCAGCTGTTCACCGTCGGCACAGCCTGCTTCGCCGCCTGCTTCGCCATCGGCGCCGGACTCGGCTGGCTCCTCAACCGGAGGCGGCCGTGAACCCCGAACTCGCCAACACCCTCTCCGCCGCCGGAATCTTCGCCGTCGCCATCGCCGTCGTCTGGTGGCAGGCCACCCAGCCCGCCCGCGAACGCCGCCGCGGCATCCGCCGACTCGAACACTACGCAAACCACCCCGGCGCCCGACGCCACCACGACGACATGCGCAACCAGCCCCGAGAGGAGGAGGAACTGTGACCACCGCCGTCGAGACCTGGCACGGGACACCCAGCGGCTACCGCCGCCACGGCTGCCGCTGCACACCATGCAACACGGCCCACGCCAACCGGCAGGCCTACTGGTACCGCCTCAAGGGGTACGGCACCTGGACACCGTTCGTCGACGCAGAACCGGTCCGTGAACACGTCAACATGCTCCGCACCTACGGCATGGGCGTAGTTCGCATTGCCAAGCTCGCCCAGGTCAACCGGTCAATCATCCAGAAGATCGTCTATTCGCACCAAGGGCGACCCCCACAGCGGCGCGTCCGCGAAAACATCGCCCGCAAGATCCTCGCGGTACAGCCCGCCCTCGATCATCTCGCCGACCACGCGGTCATCCCCGGCACCGGCACAACCCGGCGCATCCAGGCCCTGGTGCGCATCGGCTGGCCGGCGGCAGACCTAGCCGTGCGTCTCCAAGTCCACCGGCGCCGCGTCGACCAAATCCTCAACGCCGACCGTGTCACCGCCAAGTCGGCGCGAATCATCAAGCAGTTGTACGAAGAGCTGTGGAACGAGGACCCGCTGAGCCACGGCGTCCCCGTGCACAGCAAGGCGCGGGCCATCTCGCGGGCCGAAGCGAACGACTGGCCGCCGCCAGCCGCATGGGACGACGACGAGATCGACGACCCCAACGCGCAGGGCGACCCCGGTGACGCGCTCGGCTTCCGCAATCGGGCCGCCCTCCGCCGCGAAGAAATCATCCACCTCGCCTGGTGCGGCCACGAACCCGACCAGATCCACGACCGCCTCGACAACGAGGTATCGATCTCCACCGTCCGCCAGATCGTCCAGGAATGGCGCACCGGCACCAAACGGCAACGGAAGCAGGTGGCGGCATGACCTCCCACCGCTACGCCTGGATGGACCAGGCCCTGTGCGCACAAGCCGACCCCGACCTGTGGACAACCGACGTCGGCGGCAACACCGCCACACCGAAACGCATCTGCGCCCGCTGCCCCGTCCAGCCCGCCTGCGACGCACACGCCACCGCACTCCACCACTTCGACGGGCTCGCCATGCGCGGCGTGTGGGGCGGACGCAGCAAACGACAACGCGACCAGCAGCAACGCCAAGCCGCCTAGACCGCAACGACGAAGGCCCCGCATCGCGGGGCCAGGAAGGGGAGGGGAGATGCGGCGGCTACTTCTCGAGCGACTGGAGGCGGGCGCGGTCCTCGAGGGCGCGCTCGTAGAACTCGGGCGATACGAGGACGGCTTGCGGCTTCTCGCGGCGAGTGAGCACGACTTGCAGCCCGAGCAGGCGCACCTTCGCGATGACCTCGGTCAGGTTGGCGCGTGCGTCGGAGACTCCCATTCGCTCCACATCGGACTCACTCATGCGACCAGGATACACACAAGCCCTGTTGTAATCTCCGTCGCGTTGTACAATTCAGGGGCGAGCGAATCACTAGCACCACGAACCGCATCGCCCCCATGAGGGCTGTCCCGAAACAGCTGAACACCCCTAGAGACACCCCTCCTGAGAGAAGAGATTCAGTGAGCATCAAGGTCACCAACTGGGTGTGGGCCCGGTCCGAGTCCCGGAATGGGGCCCGGCTGGTCATGCTCGCCCTCGCCGACCGGGCCGACGACAACGGCCTCGCTTGGCCGTCGGTAGATGACCTTGCTGAGCGCACCAGGCTCACCCCGCGAGCTGTCCGTAAGTGCGTCGGGGAGCTCGTCTCCCTGGGGGAGTTGGAGGTCGAGAACGGGGGTGGCCGGCACCGCTCGAACCGTTACCGGATCATTCCGAAACCCGGAACTTTGGACAGGGTTACCGACGGTAAACCCGGAACTCTGGACAGGGTTTCGGCCCGAGAAACCCTGAACTCTGCGACACAAACCCTGAACTTTGAGACCGAAACCCTGAACTCTGCGACACGAAACCCTGTCCAGAGTTCACCCGAACCATCAGTAGAACCGTCAAGGGAACCGTCAGGGAACCACCACACCCACCCAGCTACTCGCGAAGATCGGCTGCCAGCCGTCCGGGGTGTGGAGGAGAGCCGCTACCCGGACGAGATCGTTCGCCTCCAGGACGCCATGAGCGTCGCCGGCATCAATGTCCCGTGGCGGTTCGACGGCGACGACATGATCCGGGTGCTCAACGACATCCAGCGCCTCGGCATCCCGCTGATGATCGAGCAAGCACTCAAGGCCGAGCAGAGCGCCAGGAACGCCGGCAAGCCCCCCTTCAGCAGCCGCTGGTTCTACGACGGCTGGCACAAGATCCGCACCCCGGTCGCCATCGGTGACGGCGACGAGGACGGGGCCAACGTCCACCGCCTTCCCAGCGCCCGCTCCACCGCAGACGAGCGCGTAGCCGTCGGCCAAGCCCTAGCCGCCAAGTTCCGAGCCGAAGAGCAACGCGCCGCCGTCGAAGCCGCCCACGCCAACCAGGAGCCCGCATGACCCTCTCCGAAGCTGCCGACCTGCTGTCCATCGCCGCAGGCATCGACAAGCGAACCATCGGCGAATCCGACGTCCGCGCCTGGCAGATGGTCCTCGACGACATCGAATTCGAGGCCGCCTGCGCCGCACTGCGCGACCACTACCGCGAGACCAACAAGCACGTCATGCCGTCGGACATCGTCCGCCGGACCAAGCCGAAGACCGGCTACGAGTACTACGCCGAGAAGGGGATCTTCTAGTGTCCGACGATTTCGACGAGCCCGGACCGTTCGAGCGGGTTCCCCCTCGGGATGTCGCCGCCGAGCAGTCCGCTCTCGGTGCGTGCCTTCGCGATGCGCGAGCCTGCGCCGAAGTCCTCGCCGCTGTTGCCGCTGAAGCGTTCTATCTGCCCAAGCATCAGGCGATCTACCGTGCCATCGCCGACCTGTTCCTCGCCGGCCAGCCCGTCGACCAGATCACCCTTGGCAAGTACCTCGCAGACCGCGGCGAACTCGCCAAGGTGGGCGGCCAGTCCTACCTGGTCGATCTCGTCATGGCCGTGCCGTCCGCCGCGAATGGCGAGTGGTACGCGGACATCGTCCAGGACCGCGGCCTGCGCCGCGCCCTGATCGAACTCGGCACCCGCCTGGTGCAGATGGGCTACAGCCCGGACGGCGAGACCAGCGAACTCATCGAACGCGCCGTGTCGATGGCCCGCGAACTCCGCGACCGAACCGGCGACGAAGATGACATGCCGTCCGAGGACATCCTCGACTTCGTCCAGCACGAGGACACCTTCGACTGGATCGTGCCCGGCCTGCTGGAGCGCATGGACCGGCTGATTCTCACCGCGGGGGAGGGCGGCGGCAAGTCGGTGCTGCTGCGGCAGATCGCTGTCACCCTCTCCGCGGGCATCCACCCGTTCGAGACGTGGAAGACCATCGAGCCGATCAAGACGCTCGTTCTCGACTGCGAGAACGGTGAGTCCGCCTCCCGCCGCAAGTACCGACCCCTGCTCGCCGCCGCCGACAGCCTCGAACAGCCCATCCGCCGCGGCCAGTTCCACATCCGCTGCAGGCCCGAAGGCCTCGACCTCACCCGGCCGCAGGACCGCTCGTGGGTCATGCGCCGCGTCGAGGACTTCAAACCCGACCTGCTGATCATCGGCCCGATCTACCGGCTCCACGCAGGCGACCCCAACAGCGAAGAGCTCGCCCGCAAAGTGTCCGTCGTCCTCGACGAGGCCCGCGCCACCGCAGGCTGCGCCGTCTTCATGGAAGCCCACAGCCCCCACCACAACGGCTTCGGCCAGCACCGCACCCTCCGCCCCGTCGGCTCGTCGCTGTGGATGCGCTGGCCCGAGTTCGGGTTCGGCCTGCGCCCCGTCGAAGACGAGAAGTCCGCCGAAGACGGCGACGGCGCCCGCGGCCGGCGCTTCCTTCCCTGGCGCGGCATGCGTGACGAGCGCAGTTGGCCCCGATTCATCAAGCAGGGCGAGAAGTGGCCCTGGATCTCCTACAACCCCATCGACGCCGACATGTACGGCAACTCCGAGACAGGAGCGATCTGGTGAACGACTGGCAGGAGTACATCGAAGAGCTCATCCAGGAGTGTGACGACCGAGAGGCGACCGCAACCCTGCGCTCCTCGCGCGCTTCCGGCAGCGGTCTCGATGGGCAGATGACCCGCGAAGCTCTCCCGACGATCTACCACGGCACACAGTTCCGGTCCCTCCTCGAAGCCTGCTGGGCGGCGACCCTCGACTCCCTCAACATCGCCTGGGAGTACGAGCCCACCACCTTCGACCTCCCGTCGGGTTCGAAGTATCTGCCCGACTTCCACCTGCCCGAGATAGGCACCTGGCTCGAGGTCAAAGGCCCCGGAGTGCCACGCGTCGAGAAGGCATACGAACTCGGCGAGATCCTCGCCTGCAACTGCCCGCTCCTCGCCTGCGACTGCACGTGGCCCGGCGGCGAACTCGTCATCATCGGCCACCCGCCCACCCCCATGAACCCGTGGGTCGAAGAGGACTACCAGCACTGGCCGAACAGGGCAAAGACGAAACTCGCTCGTCGGCACGGCGGCTACGTCCACTGGACGTCGACCCGCCGCCACAACTCCTGGATGACCCGCTGCTCCGCCTGCGCGCGCATTTCCTGGGTCGAGCGGGAACGGTTGCGCCGCTGCGTCGGCTGCGGCTTCACCTCGGAATCCGTGCTCTACCGCGACTCCGAGAAGCACTTCGAGTTCGTCCGCCTGCCCTGGCTCTCTGGGCGTGCCGTGCAGGACGACGACACCCACCCCGACCAGGCCCAGCAAGGAGAAGTTGCATGACCGCCACGATCGGCCGCCCGTCACAATCCGCGATCCCCGTCCCGCTGCCCCGCTTGGGCCGCTGCCCGGACTGCCCGGACGAGATCCGCATCCGCGGCAACGGCCGCCTCTACGCCCACAACTGCACGGGCGACGGCAGCCTGCCGCTGATCGTGCTGAAGCCGACGTTCGCCCGCTGGCTGTGGACGCAGTCGAAGCGCCGCGATGACTACACGAACCTCGCCACCCTCGTCGCCGGCCGCCACTTCCGGGCCTGCACCCGCAGCCCGAAGCTCACCGCCGCCGACGTCGACTGGGTGACCGCCGAGGAGCTTCACGAGCGGCTGCACCGAAGGCAACTCCAGCTCACCGGCTCCGACCTGATGCGGCCGAACGTCGAGCGGTGCAGCAGCGCCTGCCGCGACCTGCTGAAGATTGCCGCAGTGCACGAGCGACTGCTCGCCACTGCCAGGCTCACGGTCGCCGACCTTGAACCTGAGCCGATCGTCCGGGTCTTCCGCCGCGACGCCGGCTGGCTGCTGCCCGATTTCACCGACTACGCGGACTGCACAACCAACTTCCACCGTCAGCGAGACGGCCGGCCTGCCTGCACCGGCACGGCCGTGTGGAAGGTCGTCGAGGACCACGGCATGCACCTCACGATCGGCTTCTACTGCGACGCCGACTTGCCGGCCGAACACCGCACCGCCGCCGCGCATGCCGGGCTGACCGCCACCCACCGCGAAGGAAGTGCCGCGTGATGTACCGCCACGATAATGACGCCTTGTCCGTTATGGACTGGTTTTGCGGTGCAGGCGGCTCCAGCCAGGGCGTCCACGCCGTCCCCGGCGTCCGCGTCACCCGGGCCGCGAACCACTGGCTGCGCGCCATCGAATCGCATGCCGCGAACTTCCCGGAGACCGACCACTACCAGGGCGACATCCGTCAGGCCCCAGTGTGGGACTGGCCCGTCACCGACATCTTCTGGGCTTCGCCGGAGTGCACCAACTGGTCAGTGGCGAAGGGCAAGCAGCGGGACTTCGACAAGGCCATGCAGTACGACCTGTTCTCCCTCCTCGAGGAGACGGCCGAGGACGAGCAGCCGACTGCGGAGGAGGAGTCGCGGGCGCTGATGGAGGAGGTGCCGCTGTACCTGCGCGGCGTGCAGGAGCGCGGTGGCCTCGTGAAGGCGGGGATCGTCGAGAACGTCGTCGACGTCCGCACCTGGGCCGAGTGGGACCGCTGGCTCGGCGAGATCCGCAAGCTCGGCTACGAGACCCGGATCATCGCCCTGAACGCCATGCACGCGCATCCGCGGTCGGTGCACCAGGCGCCGCAGAGCCGGGATCGCCTGTTCGTGGCCTACTGGCACCGCACGCTCGGCCGTACCCCGGACTGGAACAAGTGGCTGCGTCCCCGCGCCTGGTGCGAGGCCTGCGACCGCCACGTGGACGCCATGCAGGTGTTCAAGAGGCAGGGCCGCGACATGGGGCGTTACCGGCAGCAGTACGTGTACCGGTGTCCCAACTCGGCCTGCCGCTACAAGCTGCTTGAGCCGGAGACGCTGCCTGCGGCGACGTGCATCGACTGGGCGCTGCCCGGCCAGCGCATCGGCGACAGGGCCCGGCCGCTCGCGGCGAAGACCCTCGCCCGCATCCAGGCCGGCATCACCCGCTTCGCCCGGCCCGTCGACGGCCGCCGGCTCGGGATACCGCCGCTGATGGTTCCGGTCGAAGGCCGTGACGGCAAAGAGGCGAACACCGCCCTGGCGCCGCTGCGCACCCAGACGGCCCGCAACGAAACCGGCCTCGCGTGGCTGCCGTTCATCGCTGAACTCCGCGGCGGCGGCTCGGTGGCCCGGCCTGTGACGGAGGCGCTCGCCACCGTCACGGCGTCCGGGAACCATCACGGCCTCGTCACCCCGGATCCGCGGATCGCGGTCGTCGAGGGCGACGTCGACATCGACGACGTGCTGTTCCGCATGTTGGAGCCCCACGAGATCGGCAGGGCGATGAGCTTCGCCGACGAGTACATCGTCCTCGGCTCCAAGCGTGAACGCGTCAAGCAGTACGGCAACGCCGTCCCGCCCAACATGGCCGAGATCTTGGTCTGCGCGCTCGTCGAAGCCATCACCGGCGAAGCCATCGACCGCCACACCGCAGCCGCGCCGGCGCTTGCCGCCTGATGCCGCCCGTTGACCCCCGCCACGCCCAAGACATCACCCGACACCACAACACGACACCGGAGGACACCGTGAACGACCACACCCCGCCCACCGACCAGCAGCTCGACGACATCGAAGCCCGCGCCACCAGCGAGCACCTCACCCCCGGCCCGTGGACCCTCGACAAGGAAGGCTGCGACTGCGGCGGCGACTACCCCTGCGGCCACGGCCTGTACGTGACCGCCGTGATCACGCCCACGCCGACGTGGTCCGCCGCTGAGCGCTGCAAGCGGACTGGTGAGCAGCCGCGCGACTACGACTTCCACCGCTCCGACATCGGCGACTTCACCATGGCGGACTGGGAGCTGATGGCCCACGCCCGCGAGGACGTGCCCGCGCTGGTGCAAGAAGTCCGCCGCCTGCGCGCCGTCATCGACCCGGAGGACGACCTGATCACGGGCAGCTCCTGGGAGTTGCCGCAAGCCCCGCCGTGCCGCACCTGTGCCGCGCCCGCCGTCGGGGAGTCCACTGGCGGGGCGCCGCAGGACGAGGAGGCGTGACCGTGGCCTGCCCCTGTGGCCGAACCCCCGACCCCGGCATCTGCCCGGTCACGCACGAAGGACGCCCCGGAGGCGGACACTGCGCCTGCGTCGACACGGTCGGCGACCGCGCCAGCATCCACCGGGCTGCCGCTGATCAGATCCGGGTCCTCGCGCGCAGCCTGTTCTTCGACACCGGCGCTCGCGTCCTTGCGGTGCTGGACGAGGAGCAGCCGTCGTGACGGGCCTCGCAGCCTATCTCGCCTGCACCATCGCGTTCGCGGCGCTCGCGTGCGGCCACCACGGGCAGGACTGGCCGCTGTTGGGGGCGTGGCGGTGGCTGTGGGCGGCTCTCAGGGGTCTGTGCGGCTTCCGCCCCGTCCGGGACGCTCCCAGGCCCGCAGACGGGCGTCTGTGGCTTCGCTCGGCTCCCGTGCTGCCCGCTGGATCGCCCGCAACAGGCCCGGCCCGCCCGACGGTTCCGCGCTGGAGCGCCCCGCAGGCACCCGGCGACCCTTTTCCCGCACCGACTCGCCCCAGCGCCTCTCAGGCCCGTACAGCGCCCTCGTGGGCCCGAACCGACAAGGAAGCCGCATGAGCCGCCGCCGAACCCACCGGCAGACCTGCACCCAGTCCGGCTGCCGCACCTACCGCGACATCGAGTACACCGCCCGCCGCGACCTCGACACCGTCAACAGCGCATGGAAGTGCATCAAGCACGACAAGCCCGACGAGTACCTGACCCAGGACAACCAGGAACAGGCCGTCGTCTTGGAGCTGCACCCCAGGTATCGCACCGGCTGCGACGGCCAGCCGAAGCTCCTCGGCAACTACTGGGGGCCCGAAGGCGATCCCGGCAAGGCCCACCACGGCATCGAGTCCGGGCCCGGGTTCTGGGCCGACGCCAAGAACTTCCCGCCCGGCACCCGGCTGATCGTCACCGCCCGCATCGAACTCCCGGAGGAGCCCGCGTGAACGCCACCGTGATCCTCCTCGCCGGCTCCCGCCACCTCACCGAGCCCGGCGTCGTCCCCGCCGCCTTGTTCGACATTGCCGTCAACATCGCCGACGGCCCGGTGATCGTCCGTCACGGCGCCTGCCCCGGCGAACACTCCGCCGACCAGGCCGCCTCCGACTGGGTCAACGAGCTCGGCGGCCGGTTCGGCGTCAGCGAAGACCCGATGCCCGCCGACTGGGACAACTGCGCCCCCAACTGCCCTCCCGGCCCCGGGCATCGGCGACGGAAGAAACCCGGCGACGTCGCTCACCCCGGCCTGCTCGACGACTACTGCCCCGGTGCCGGGCCGCGCCGCAACGCGGGCATGGTCGCCAAGCTCCCGCGGCCCGCATGGATGGTCGCGTTCCCCGAACCCGGCCAGCGCAACGTCGGCACCCGCGGCTGCATGCGGCTCGCCGAAGCCGCCGGAATCACCGTCCACACGATCACCGCCTGAGCCAGGAAGCAGCCTGATGCCGCCCCGTCTCGCCGAAGACCTCCCCGTCTCCCGCATCGTCGGCGCCCACATCCACGCCCTGCGCACCGCACGCGGCTGGTCCCTCCGCGAGGTCGGACGTCAGACCGAGGCCGCAGGCAAACCCGTCGGCTACCTCACCATCGGCCGCATCGAACGCAACCGCGACCCCGACCGCCCAGCCGTCGCCGTCATCGTCGACGACCTCGTAGCCCTGGCCGCCGTGTTCGGGCTCCGCCCTGAGCAACTCCTCACCGCGCCCGGCTGCTTCGTCTGCATGGACAAACCGCCTGCCGGGTTCGCCTGCCGCACCTGCGGAGCCGAAGCCTGACCCCGCCCGACGGCACCACCAACCACCGGAGCACCCACATGACCCACCCCGCCGACGAGATCATGAACGCCGCCCAGAAGCTGCGACACCAAGCCGGGATCGTCCCACCCCATATCGCCGACCCGCTCGCCAAGGTCCTTGAGTCCTTCTCCGTGCTGGAGTTCGACCGCGAGGCCACGATCCAGGAGACCGACGGCCGCCACCGCCGCATGCTCCGACTCGCCCGCGCGATCAACGGAGGTCAGCCGTGACCGCCGACATGCAGCCCGAGCCCTGCGGCGACCACGACCCCGTGCCCGGCACCATGCCCCCGCTCCAGCCGTGGGATCTGCACGGCCAGCTCACCGACGTAGAGCGCGCCCACATCGAAGACATACCGATCGCCGACCAGGAGTACCTGTGACCGCCCGCCAACTCCACCTGCAGCTCGACGACGAGTTCGCCCGGCTCCTCGCCCTCTACACCCGCACCGGCGAAACCACCCGCCAGGCGCTGTTGATCAGCCTGCGCACCCGGGCGATGGCCGACGGGCTGGTCGGCGCCGACGGGAAACCGAAACCCGTCGGCCGAGCACAGCAGGGGAGGCAGCCGTGACCGTCCTCGCCGTGACCGCCGCCGTCGCGTTCACCGCCGGCTACCTCACCTGCCGGCACCGCCCCGGCGACCGGATCTGTGAGTGGGCGATGTGGCTCATCGTCGCCCCCGACAATCCGGCCTGGCGGCACGCACGCTGGTGGATCGGACAGGCCATCCTCGCCACCGAAGGCCTCCTGCTGCTGGCGGTACGGCCCCGGCGCACCTGGCAGCGGATCCGCGACAACCGGACCAGGGCAGTTGAAGCCGTCAACGTGACCGGGGAGATCCTGTGACCAGGCCACCCACCCTCGACCAGCTCCGCAACCTCGCCGACCGGGCCAGCCGCGGACAACTCACCGCCGCCGAAGCCGAACGGCTGCGCGAAGGCATTGACCACATCGACGCCCTGCACGGCGAACTCGACGACCAATGCCAGGCCAAGCAGACCGCAGCCGGAGCCGCCGACCGCTTCCGCGACGTCCTGTGCGAAGCCCTCGGCCACGACGACGAAAACCCGGGCGACGACACCCTCGTTGCCGAACTACGGGCCCACTTCGGCAAGACCGGACCCGAGCCGACCAGCTGGCGAAACCGGCTCGCCGGCTACGAAGCCATCCGCGACCAGATCAACGCCGCCACCAGGGAAGGACGACCCGCAGCATGACCGTCACCCACCACCCCAAGCCGATCACCGACGAGCACTGGCAGGGCGAGGAGCTCGCCGCCGACGACACCCACCGGTACCTGTGGCTGTGGCAGGGCTTCAACATCCGGGTCATCGCCGTCCCTCGCGGGGAGGCCGGCGAGTGGGGATACGACTACGGCTGGTGCTACCCGCGCGACCCGGCCGCCGTGAAAGCCGCCATCGCCACCTGGGACCCCGACACCCAAGACGAGCCCGCCGGCTGGCACAAGCGGCCGACCTACGACAGCGTCCGCCACGCCCCGCAACGGGACGCCGAGCCCGACTACAACCGGCCCCGCTGCGTCCACGGCTGCTACCTGCACGACGGCTGCCGGACCATCAACTGCCCCGACCAGGAGGGACGATGACCGACCCCGACGACGTACAACCCGACGACCTCACCGGCTACTGGGCACCCGACCCGCCCATCGGCTGCTGGCAGGCCACCGACCCACCCGCCCGGACAACCCCGGACAACCCCGCCACCAGCAGCGGCACGGCGGACAACCCGCTGCGGCAGCAGATCGCCGCCGCCCTCTACGAGCACAGCAACCCCGGCCGCCGATGGGCCGACGCCCACCCCCACGACCTGATCGTCTACGGCGCAGACGCAGACACCGTCCTCACCATCGTCGACCGAGACAGGCGCGCCCTCGCCGACGAGGTCACCCGCCTGTCCGCGGCCACCGGACAACTCCGTGCCCTCGCCGGCCGCTGGCAGGCCACCGTCCGCCCCGGCGAAACGCATCCGGCAGCCGCCGCCATCCTCAACATCCTCGACGACAGCCAGGAGCAGCCGTGACCGATCAGGCATCCGCCCCGCACTTCCACCTGGCCCCGGCCGGCCTGCGCGAGCAGATCGTCGCAACCCTCGAGGCCCTTCCCGTCGCCTACTGGACGCCCGGCAGCATCGCCAGCCGGATCATGCCCGTCATCGGGGCCGCATTCGACCAGTACCGGGACACCCTGGGAACCCCGGACAACCCCGCCGCCAGCGCGGACGCCCCCGACCCGGGCACGCTGGCGGCGATCGCCCGCATCCACGCCGACGCCATCCGCAGCCTCCACGAGCAGACCGCCGGACGGCTCGACGACCACGACGCACGACTGCTGCGGGGGCTCGACGACGAACTCGCGAAAGTACTCGAGCAGCTGGGGGAACAGGCGGAGCCGGCGGCCGTGGACAAGCCGGCCGGCGACGACGGGCCGTCGATCGCCGAGTGTGCCGCCGACGACAGGCGCTGGTTCGACGGCGAGAAGGCCGGCGAGTGACCGGCACGGCGGAACGGGACCTCCGCACCCAGGTCCGGGCCGCACTCGACACCGCCGGCATCAGCCAAGCCGAGGCCTGCCGCCAACTCGGCCTGTCCACCAAGCACATGAATATGATGCTCACCGGCAAAGCCACCCTCACCCTCGACTGGGCAGAACGCATCGTCGACCTCTGCGACATGCGGCTCGTCGTCCTCGCATTGACCGGCAAGACACTGGAACGGGAGGGCGAGTGACCGGCTGGCTCATCACCGCCGCCGCCCTCACCGCCGCAGCCGGCACCAACACGGTGTTCGCCATCGCGCGGAGGCGAAGACGGCGGAGGAGGCGCAGGTCCGCGGCAAGACGACGGCCCCCACACCCAAACGGGTGTGGGGGCCGATTCGTGTGCGGCTACGCGCGCGATACTTCGATCTCACCGACAGCCGCCTTCACGACGTCTACCGGATCACCGAGAGATGTCAGATCGAACCACTCGCCGCGCACACGGTGGGCGGCGAAGTGGACATGCAAGTCGTGTTCGTAGTCCCCGGCGATAGACCACAGCAAGCGGAGCTCCATCGGCTGACCCGTCTGAAGCTCCCGCAGTCGACGCACCGGATCGCTGGCGATACCGATCTTCACCAGGTGGGAGCCTTCCGCCTCGATCAGGTAAGTGTGCGACTCGGCGGTGACCGCCTTCCGCTTCGGCGGCGGGGGAGGAGTGTCGACGGAAATGGAGGGCTCGGGCTCCGGCTGAACGTCGTCCGGATACGGGATGCCCTCGCGGGCGTAGGCCCACCTCAGGGTTTCCTCGGTCATCGGCTTGCGGACCTTCGACCAGTCAGTGTGGAACCACAGCCACTGCTCCTGGAACCACCAGGCCGGCCGATCGAGCGTGTCCTTGAACTCGGGCACGACTTGCAGGTGACGAGTCAATGCGTGTCCTTCAGTGAGATGGGATGATCGTGCACGCCGGGCCCGCTCACTTCGTCTGAGCAGGCCCGGCGTTTCGACTCTACGAGCGGGGACTGATAATCAGGCCGCAGTCGTCGTGACGAACGGCGGCGGCAGTTGCGGGAGTTCGACGTCGAAGACCTGGGCCAGGAGATACCGGGCGACGGTGTCGTGCTCCAGCTCGCTACGACCGGTCGGCATCGTGAGCAGCAGCTCACCATTCTTCCGCTGAACAACGGCCCCGAAGAACTCCCGGTCACTGATGGAGCTGTCGATGAGCTCGACACCCGTCTCGGTCAGCAGCTGGCTGAGTGGGGCGTCAAGGATGCGATCCGGCGTGACGGAAGCCGCAGGCGCCGCAGAGGTCTCAGGCGCTAGAGTCATAGGTGAACCTCATCTCTTCGAAGGGTGGGTTTCGTGATCGGCGAGTTCGCGCTCGCCGGTTGTTGCAGCGGCCGGCTCTCGTGCTCGAACACGGGAGGCCCGGCCGCTGTTCTGTCACGCCGCCGTGTTGCTACTCCACGGGGCGTCGCCGTAGTCCGGGTGGTATCTCCGGTTGTGGAGCGGGCGCTCGCTCCGGATGGCGGACACTTCGGCCTTCTCTGCCTCGCACCGCGTGTCGAACCACTCCGCACGGAACTCGGCGATCTCGCGGCGCCACTTCTTGGTCGTATCCCAGCGGTGCACGTTGACGCGCCTCTCCGGGTCGGTGGCGATCCCGACGTACAGCAACTGGCCGCTTCCGTCGCAGATGCGGTACAGGCTGGTACGCCCGGCGTCAGGCCGGTACATGTGTTCCCTCACGCGCTGAGCACCTCGTCGAGGTACTCCTGCACCGGCCCGTACAGGCCGTAGGGGACGTAGTCGGGGATTTCGGCGAGGGAGACCCAGGCGATCGCGTCCAACTCGTCGTCGTCCGCGACGCGGGCCTCGCCGGATACCGGCTCGCAGGCGGTGTACGACATGAGCCGGCCGGTCTTCGGGTGCACGCGCTCGCCGAGCAGGCGCAGCGCCTTCACCGTCAGGCCGGTCTCCTCGTCGGTCTCGCGCACCGCCGCGTCCGTGGCCGCCTCACCCGGCTCGATCGCGCCCGCAGGGAACTGCCAGAGCAGTTCGCCCTCGCCGACGCGGCGCCGAACCATGAGCACAGCGCCATCCTTCACGATGATCGCGGCGGAGATGCCCGGCTTCTCGGTCGTCGTCTCGGTCATGCAGCTACCTCCAGGGCGCTCAGGATGGGCGGGTAGATCTGGTGTTGCGGAATGAAGCGGGTGACGGCTGCGCGCGGAACCCAGGTCACGTCTACGTTCTCCAGCGGGTCTCGGTTGGTGGCATCGCCGGCCAGGAAATCGCAGAGGTGGTATTCAGCGATAACCCCAGTCACCGGGTGGATGCGTTCGCCGAGGTGCTCGCGGATGGTGCAGTGCACGCCGGTCTCGCCGTGGGTTTCCTGCACCGCTGTCGTCGCCGGGTCGGCGCCCGGCTTGACCATGCCGGCCGGGAATTGCCAGCGCAGCTCGCCGTCCCCGCGCCTGCAGACCAGCAGCACATCGTCATCTCGCAGCACGACGGCTATCGCTACCCGCAGGGCCTGCGCTTCCATGCGCGGCTCAGCGGGGCGCAGCAAGAGCGCGAACCGTCGTTGCACCGCCTCACCTGCCTGTTCGTATGCCGTGTCGAGGATCTGTTGCACTTCGGGTCGGTGGCTCATCTCGGGTGATGCGTGCCACCGGGTGATGGTCCGATCGGACAGGCCGAGTCGTTCGGCGAACTCCTCGTTGGTCATCCGCATGGCCTGCTGAAGGAGGCATGCGGTTTCGCCTGTCCACGTCCCTACGACGTCCACTATCGGGCTCCCGTGCTCGTGGCGCTCGGGTCTGGCGGGGCGGCGACAGGGTGGTGTCGCCGCGATGTCTAGCTACTCGTCTTCTGGCGGTTCCATGTCGGGGGAGTGTCCTTCTGCCGCGCCCGCGCGAGGCGTTGACTCGGCGCCATGGTCACTCTTTCCCCGTTTCGCACTTCGCCCTTTGGCGATGGCTTCCGCCCAGGCATAGCTACGCCCGAACAGTTCGCCGACCTCGGCCCACGTGCGCCCTGGGCGCAGCCCTTGTACGGCTGCCTGCTGGATCACATAGAGGGCCTGGTCGCTCGTCGCCAGTTTCTGGCGGGCTTCAAGAGCGGCGCGGCCCTGCGTAAGCAGGTCATCGATGGCTGCAACTTCGGCGACTTTCGCCTCCAGGGACTCCGTGAACGCATCTGTCATGAGGCCAGAGTAGAAGTCAACGCGCCACTTCTCAATAGGGTGTTGACACAGGCTCAGACTAGCTTCAGGATGGTGTTGAAGCCGAGGGCGCTCCACCGCCTGAAGCTTCAGCGGCTGCTCCACCAGCTGCACCCACAAACGAAGACGGCCCCAGCTCCGGGACTCCACTCCCAGGCCAGGGCCTAACCACCAGGTTCTATCTAGGAGACCCTGTGGCTACCCAAGAGCTTAGTGGCACCCGTGCGGGTGTCGATCACCAGGCCACCCCTCGTCCTCGGGGCCAGTTCACCCCCGAGGCCCGCGAGCGCTACTTGTCGCACCTGAACGCGGACGGCCACGTCCGCACGGACGCGGGTGTGTGGCTGGCGGATGAGATCGGCGAGCACCTGTTCGTCGTCGACGTGAAGGTCGACTACGTGTCGCCGGTCGTCGGTGACGTCCTGTACGGGACGATGACCGCGGCGGACGGCACGGGCAAGGCTCTGATCATCGCTGACGCGCAGGACCTGGCTGAGGCTGAGGGCTGGATGGGCCGCACCGTGCGCCTGGCCGGCCGGGCGACGCTGCTGTTCGGTCAGCCCGCCATCGACCTGCGGCGTGTGGTCGGCGGTGGTCGGTGATGGCCGGCATGTCCCGCCGCGAGATGAACGAGCTGGCCGACGACCGCGAGAAGTGCGCGGCCCGTTCGGCCCGGAACGCCGAGTCCGCGAAGGCCGCCGCCAACGACCCCACCCTGTCCGACAACATGCGCCGTCAGGCGGCGGCCACCGTCCCGATCGCCCTGCGGCACGCCCAGGAGTACCGCGAGGAAGCCGAAGCCCTGCGCGACGGCCGCATCCCGGGGGAGGACTGGTGACCGCCCGCACCGTTCTCGAGCGGTTCCCGGCCGGTTCCCCGCGTGGCAGTTGGCCGGCGGAGGAGTTCGCGCACGCCCGCCGTATGGAGGGTGTGCCGGCCGAGGTGGTCATGCTGCTGGACGAGGACGTGTTCCTGGTGGTTGTCCCGGCTGGGGAGGTGCGCTGATGTCGAACAGTCCGGAGTTCCGGCAGTGGCTGGCGTACTCGGAGCTGGGTGGTTTGTTGCAGGCGCAGCAGAACCACGGTCTGCCGACGGTCGCGTGGTGGTTGACGGATACGGGCGGCCTGGTCGGCCTCGCGTCGGAGCGCACGGTGTTTGAGGCGTGGGCCGCACACCTGGGCGCCACCCCCACCGAGCTGGCCGGTAGTGACGGGACGATCCGGCTGCAGGCAGTGTTCCGGCGGGGTGGCGTGGACGGTGTGATCCGTGCCGACCTGGACCCGGTCGGCGACCGGGCCCCGTTCCGGCTGACCGGCCACGACCGCTACCGCATCGGTCAGGCCCGTGAGGCGCTGGCCGCCGCCGAGCAGACGGACGCGGGCGATGGCCAGGCGACGGCCCGTGCCCTCGGCCGGCTGGAAGTCGCAGTGACGCACCTCCTGGCCGTGTTCGACGAGCATGACGGCGGTGAGCAGCAGTGATCCGCCGCACTCCGGAGCAGCTGGCTGCCGCCGACCACCTTCGCCGCTCGAAGAGGCGCGGCCCGGAAGCGGTCGCTGCGGCCAGGCGGCTGAAGGCCGAGGTCGACGCCGAAGCCCGCCGCACCCGATAGACCGCCGCGGCGGCGGAGAAATCCGCACCCCCACGGCACCCGCCGCCGCGGTGCCCAACCCGCACCACCCCACCATCCCCGCGCACCCAGAGAGAGTCAGTGATCCGTCATGTCTATCCAGGACCGTGCCCGTCTGATCGACCAGTTCATTGCCGCCGACGAGGAGACGCGTCGTCTGATCCTCGACCAGGCCGCCGGTGTCGACGACGTCACCCAGCTGGGTCCGCGGCTCGTCGACGAGCTGCGCGGGCTGCGACTCCCGGTCGCCGCCTGACCCCCAGACCGCCGGGTGCGGGCATCCCCCGCCCGCGCCACGGCAACCAGCCCCGGCTAGGCCGAAGTTGGGCCGCCGCCTCAACCGCAGCCCGGGGCACGCACCGACACCAACCACCGATCCGAGAGGACACCGCGTGTCTGACAAGAAGACCGACCTGACCAGCCCGGCCGCCGTCGCGAAGAGCCAGAAGGTCTACGGCGGCATCAAGTCCGGCCAGGTCAAGGAAGCCGGCAAGGCCCTCGACCAGGCGCACGGCCGGAAGTCGAAGGGCTGACCGCGATGCCGGATCCCAACAACCCGCCGAGGGGCGAGTGCCGTCAGTGCTGGCGGCACGCGCACGACCGGTCCGCGCACCGCCACCTCGGCTGGCGCGAGGACTGCCCGGAGTGCGTGGCCCACATGGGCGGCCGCCACCCCGAACACATGATCGTCCGCTGACCGTTCCCCGATCCGCCGGACCCTGCACCCCCGGCGGTGAGGAGACCTGGCCAGCACCACACACCCATCCGCACCACCGAAGAGAGGCCGTCATGCGCACGTTCCGAGCCTTCATGTCCCACAAGTTCACGTACCGCCAATCCCTGCTGATCATCGGCGCGTCGATCCTCGCCGGGTTCATCGCGGACAGGGCCAGCACGGCCGCCGGACTGCCGAACGCGGCTATCACCGGCGCCGCCCTGGCCGCCGCGATCGCCACCTTCATCCCGATGCAGATCGTCTTCTACCGCCGCGCCCACGCCTGACCGCCACTACCTGAAGGGAGCCCGCCATGCGCGCGCTGCTCTGGTCGCTCCTGGCGGCCCTCCTCATCCTCACCGGCTACTTCCCCGGCCTGGCCGCAGCGATCGGCTCACTGCTCCTGGCAGCCCTACTCCTCGCCGTGCACGGTGCCGCCCTGCTCCTCGCCCAGACCGCCGTCCAGATCTTCATCGGACTCGCCGCCGCCGTGTGGCTCGCCCTCACCCGGAGGCTCGCGTGACCACCCAGACCGAGCCGCGTGAACAGCCGAACGTCCTCGCGACGCTCGCCGTCATCGCGGCCGTCGCCAGCGTCATCCTCACCATGGCCGCCTTCTGGCTGTCATATGAGCACCTGCACGACGTGGCCTCCCGCTACGGCCTCGGCCACTCCGCCGTCCGCTCCTGGGCGTGGCCGGCAACCGTCGACCTGTTCATCCTCATCGGCGAAGTCCTCATCCTGCGGGCGAGCCTGCGCCGGGCCGTCGACCCGTGGGCCATCGGCCTCACCGTCGCCGGCTCCGGCGGCTCCATCGCCCTGAACGTGGCCGGTGTCGGATCGCACGCCCAGCCCATGGACTACGTCGTTGCCGCGGTCCCGCCGATCGCCGCCCTGCTTGCGTTCGGTGCCCTCATGCAGCAGCTGCACGGCGCTCTCGCCGCCCGCATTCCGGCCGCCCCCGAGGCGCCCCGAGTGGAGGCGAACCAGACGCTCCAGAGCGCCCCCGCCGACGCTCCGACTGCCGCCCCCGAGGCGCCCCCGGCACCCGCCCTGGAGCGCCCCGAGACGACGCCCCAGAGCGCCCCGAGCGACGCCCCCGGAGCGCCCCCCGAGGCGCCCCGAACCGTCAAGCCGGAGCGCCCCCAGAGCGCCCCCAAGGCGTCGAAGAAGGCGCCCCGCAAGGCGGCAGCGAAGCGCCCCCGGAGCGCCTCCCGCGCCGACGCGAAGGCGGCCATCGAGGCGCTCTACGACAGCAAGAAGAGGCGCCCCGTCGAGGGCGAGATGACCGCCGCCCTCCTTGCCCTGCCCGGCTACCCGCACACCTCCCGCCAGCACGCCCAGAAGCTGCGCGCCGAGATCGAGCGGGAGCGCCCCGACCTGGCCGCCCTCGGCTCCGACAACGTCCTTGCACTCACCGGAAGCTGACCCATGACTATCGACATCCCTGGCACCCTCGACGACTGCCAAGAGCGCCCCCTCAAACTCGTCAAGACGCCCGCCCCCGAGGCGTCCCTCGAGGTTCTCCCGGAGCGGGTCGCGAAGAAGCAGGCGGAGCGGCGCCGTGCACGCGAACGGATGCGGGCCGCGCTCACCGACGAACGCACCCGCTCCGCATGCCGGATCATCGTCCGCCACGGCGCCTACACCGCAGGCGGGGCACGCATCGCGTGGCGGCGCATCTGGGAGGAGCGCACCACCGCCCGCTACGGCCGCAACATCCGCGCCGCCGAAGCCGTCGGGAACACCGAAGAAGCCAAGGAGTGGGAAGAGCGCGCCCACCGCTTCCGGCAGGCCCGCCACCAGCGGCGCATGGACATGCTGGGCGCAATGCGCCAGGCGCCCCGCGCAGCAGGAGCGGTCGCCCTCACCGGCCTCGGCGCGCTCACCATGGGCGGGATCGCCCTCGCCGTCGCCAACGAGAACGCCGCTGACGTGCTCGTTCCCTTCCACATGTTCCTTGAGATGGTCGACTGGGCGTTCTTCATCGGCGCCGTCGTATGGGGCGCCGCCAAGATGCTCGGGCCCGCCCTCGGCCTGATCGCACTCTGGAGCACCGGCCGCAAACGCCAGGCCGCCCCGCGCTGGGCGCTCCCCGCCAGCGTGCGCGGCGACGGCGAGCCCATCACCCCGTCGATCGTCGTCAAAGCCTTCCGCGACCTGGGCATTTCCACCCTGCGCAAGGCCATCATCGACATGGAAGACGCAGGCGCCTCCATGCTGTCGCCCATCGCCATCGCAGGCTGCGGCGTCGAACTCGACGTCCACCTGCCGTCCGGCGTCGACACCCTGGAGATCCAGAACAAGCGGCGCAAGCTCGCCGAGAACCTCGGCCGGCACGAGCACGAGCTGTACATCAGCGTCGCCCCGCAGCCCCGCACCGTCCGCCTTTGGGTCGCCGACTCCGGCGCCCTCGACGAGCCCGTGCCTGTATCGCCGCTGGTCACCGACACCACGATGACCGCCAGATACAAGAGCGGCCGCGCCCCGTGGGGCCTCAGCCTGCGCGGCGATGCCGTCCTCGTCAGCCTCTACCAGAAGCACATCCTGGTCACCGGCCTGTCCAACCAGGGCAAAACCGCAGCCCTGCGCGCCCTCGCCCTGTGGCTCTCGCTCGACCCGACCGTCGAGTTCCGCATCGGCGACCTCAAGGGCATCGGCGACTGGCGAATGTTCCTCGGCCTGGCCACGATCCTCATCGAAGGCCCCACCGACGACCACGTCAAGGACGTCACGCACATGGTCGAGGACGTCTTCGAGGAGATGCAGCGGCGCTTGCTGGCTCCCGCGGGAACCGTGTTCGATCCGCTGGTCTGCATCGTCGACGAAGCCCAGGTCGCCTACGGGTCGGGCGCCCGGGAGGAGTACGTCGACGACAAGGGGAACGTCAAGTACGGGGCTCCCTACGGGGGGCAAAAGGCCACGTCACGGTACTTCCAGGCCGTCAAGAAGATCCACGATCAGGGCCGTGCCGTCAACGTCACCATCTGGGAAGGCACGCAGGACCCCACCGACCAGAACCTGCCCAAGCGGTCCCGCGAAGGCAACCACCTGCGCGCCTCCCTGGTCCTAGGCAGCGAGTCGCAGGCCAAGATGGCTCTCGGTGACGCTCCCGTGGTCGCCGGCGCCGCCCCGCACAAGCTGCGGCAGGACATCGACAAGGGCCAGCTCGTCGTCGCAGGCAGCGGCATCGACATGCCCAAGGGGCAGGTGTCGGAGAACGTCCGCACGCACTTCATCGACGACGACGAAGCCATCGCCATCACCGACCGGGCCAAGGCTCTACGCAGGCAGGTCACCACCCTGCACAAGCTGGAAGCCGTCGCAGACGTCGACGAGCTTGCCGACCTCGAGCAGGTCATGTCCGGGCAGGAGCGAGTCCGCACACCCGAGGTCCTGCACCGGCTGAAGAACCTCAACCCGGCATACTACACCGACTGGGACGGTAGCCGCCTACGCCGCCTCCTCACCGACCACGGCGAGGACACAAACGTCTACCAGGGCTACCCCGTCGTGCACCTCCAGCGCGTACAACGAGCCCTCGGCAACCGCGAAACGGAATCCGCTGAAGCAAGGTGAGGCGCAGGTGGGGCGGTGACTTTCCACCGACCGCCCCACCATTCGTACCCCACCTGCACTGACCTGCATGAATGTCGATTTGGTGACGAGGTGAGGCAGGCCCTCAGAGGCCCGCTAGACCCCCTCAAACGCAGGACCGCACCACCCCGCACAACCACACCAGTCCACTAACCGGAAGGAAAACCACCATGCCCGGCATGTTCACGTGGGGCGAGGTCTTCGGCATCGCCGGCCACGCCATCAAGGGCGGCCGTCAGGTCGTCAAGAACGGCCACGAGTCCGCTGACGGCGGCCACGGCAACCGTGCCGACCGCATCTACGACAAGGCGCAGGAACGCCGCGACCGTCAGGCCCACATCGCGTTCGGCAACCTCGATGCCGCCGAGGACGACCTCGCCCGCGCCGAGGTTGCCCTGCGCACCGCCCGCGGCCCCGAGAAGCAGGCCGCCCGCAAGGCCCGCAACGACGCCAAGGCCAAGGTGCGCCGCTCCGACGCCGCCGCCCGTAAATTCCGATAGGAGCCCTGATGCGAATCACGCGCGCCCGCGTAGGGCTGGCGGCCGTTGGCGCCGTCCTCGCCCTCACTGCAGGCACCTGCAACCCCGAAGCCGTCGGCCCGTCGGGAATGGTCACCGCCCACGAGAACAACCGGTGGGACTGCACCGGAGGCCGCTGCAAGGCCCGCCTGTGGCTCACCACCCGCGACACCCAAGGTGCCAGCCACCGGTTCGAAGTGTCCAAGCCGACCTATCTGCACTGCCAAGTCGGCGCCGCCTACCCCACCTGCAAGCCGTAAGGAGACCCGCCATGACCCAGTTGCCGCCCGAGCAGCTGCCCGACGTGCTTGGGCAGCAGCCGGTCATTCCCGCCCACCACCGGCCGCCGAACGTCGTCTACGACGACTACGGCCGACCGCATCATGTCGTGATCGGGCAGCCCAGCCAGGCCCCGATCATCGTGCAGGCGCCGCAGCCGCAGGGCCTCGACCCTGCCCTGCAGCGCCTCATCATCATCACGTTCCTGGTCGTCCTCGTGATGGTCGCCGTCACCGCCTGCACGTGCGCGATCGTCGTCCTCATGGGCGGCACCCTCATCGGGATCATCGGCGCCGTCGGCCAGAACCTGACCATGCTCGTCGCCTGCCTGGTCGGCGTCATCGTCGCCGTCGGCTGGGCCGCATCCAAGGTCAACGCCAAGGTCGGCAGTAAGCCCGGCAAGAAGAAGCCCTAGCCCAAGGAGTACCCATGACCACCGCCACCCCTACCGCGACCGCAACGATCAACGGCGCCTGCACCGCCGTCACCGTCCACCTGCTCGCCGACGCCCAATGCCCCCACGGACACCGTTACACCGCCGGCGCCGACAGCCTCACCGACACCGGCACCGCCACAGCCCAAGCCATCCAGTGGGCACAGGACCACGCCAACACCTGCACCCAGGCGACCGCCACCTGAACCGGGCGGCAACGCGAAGGCCCCGCCACCCCGGCGGGGCCTTCGGCATGCGCGGGAGGCGGCAGGTGGGCCAATGGCCCGGATTGTCGACGGACTAGTGCACCATTGGCAGCAGCAGCACCGTGTTCCCTGTACCGCCGCCAAGGAGCGCACCATGAACGACCGCACCCTGCCCGCCGAGGACTACGTGTGGCCGACATGCGCCGCGTGTCATCGCCCGCTCCGGCACGACGAACTCGGCCGTGTGGCATGCCGGCTCTGCCAGGACCGCGTCGACCTCGCGCTCCGTCAACTCCCCGGACCCGACGGCCTGTACGCCCAGTTGGCCACACGCCTTGTTCCCGGTCGCGGCGGTGACGGAGTGATGGTGTCCTCCTCGCGCACCGCCCCGCTCCCGCTCCGCCTCGAACCCCTCAGCCTCATGGCGCGCGGCGGAGTCGTCACCGTTCTCCAAGACTGGCTCGTCGACTGGCACGAGTACCTCGGCTGGCGGCACCCCCGCTGGCAGGGCGGACTACAGCAGCAACTCGACGGCGTCGTCTACCAGCTACGCGTCAACCTCGAATGGGCCGCGAGCTCGCACCCGGCGTTCGGAGAGTTCGCCACGGAGGTCACCAGCCTCGTCCGGCAGTGCGACCGGCAGATCACCGGCGAACGCAAGGAACGTCCCATCGCCGTCGCCTGCCCCTGCGGCACGATCCTCCGCGTCACCGTCTCCACACCCGGCGCCCGATGCCGCGGCTGCGACAACCAATACGACCGCACCGAAGTCCTCGGCCTACCCCTCGCCACACGCACCGCCGCGTAACTGAAGGATCACGCACAGGCCTTGCGCTTGCGCACGTGATCGCGGTATGTCACAGTGCCCACATCCGGATACTCGTGTGTCCGCAGCTACTACAGCCCCCAGCTTCCGGCCGGGGGCTTTCTGCATGCACGGGGGTGCGCGTGAACGTGACCGACCTGTACCCCGAAGACCTCGTCTACGAGCACGAAGCGTCGGCAGCAACCGGCGTGCCCGGTACGGTGATTCGGCAGTGGGCCAGGCGCGGCAAAGTCCGCCGCTTCCAAGGCCGGCCCGACCAATACTCCGGGCAAGGCCACGAATACAAGACGCTGTACGCGCTACCCGACGTGCAGGCACAGGCCGCCACCTACCGGCCCATGCCGCAACGCGCACCCAAGGCCGCCTGAGGGAGGGCTCGTGCTGAACGTCTTCTGCTACACGGTCGGCGTCATCCTCCTGCTGCTCGCCACCGCGCCGCGCGACCGCCTGGCCTACGCCGGGCTCGCGCTCTGGCTGTTGCCGACCACCGTGCACACGCTGCAGAGATAGCCGTGGAAGACATCGACGGCGACCTCGACGACCCGCCAGTGCAGTGCTGGCACTACGAACCCGGCAGCCCATGCGACTGGGACATCTGCCGCCAACCCGAACGCCTCGCCGCTGGGGACTACGGCACCGACCCTGCAGAGGGCAGCACGTAGTCTGCTGGCATGTGGCCCTTCAGGCGCAAGGAGCAGCCAGTACGGCAGGAGCGCAGTAACCCGCTCAGGATCGCCGTACTGGAGCATGACCTGCTGGGTATCCAGCCTGCTGCAGGTAGCGCTGCAGCACTCGTCATCAGGCTCCGGCAGGCAGGGACCTGCCTAGAGCACAGCCCTGTTGAGACCACTGGCCTAGGAGATGTGCGACCCACTGCTCTGTGCAGTAGGTGCGGGTGCTGCCTCTACCTCGGCGAGCAGGGGCAGTGGAGCGTGGCGTAGCTCAGGCCTGGAGGTAGCCGTGGCCTACAGCAAGGGACGTGCGGGCACGGCATGGTGGAACGTGCAGGCCCAGGTCTACGCCGAGGAGACGCACTGCTGGTGGTGCGGCGAATGGGTCGACCAGAGCCTCGACGGCCGCACGCATCCGATGGCCCGAACCGTGGACCACGTGCGCGAGCTGTGGGAGGGCGGCGACCCACTCGACCGGGCGAACTGCAGGCTTGCCCACCGCCGCTGCAACTCCATCAAGTCGAACCAGGCAAGGGCGAGGAAGAAGCCGAGGGCGGTGCACTCGGTGAGGGCTGCAAGCCTCTGACCTGCATAAACGTGCACGCATGGGTGGGAATGTCCGTTTTTTGATCCACTCTCGCTTTGACCCCACACGCCCCTGAAAAAAATCTCCCCCCGCAGGGAAATCTCAGGAGCAAGATCCTTTAATTTCTGGGGGATTCGATGAGCGATTCGCCTCCGGCCGACTTGGGGGATCGGGGCGAGCGGCTCTGGCGGGAGATGACGGCGGCTGCGGCTCTGACTCCGGCGCACATGGTGCTGTTGGAGGAGGCGTGCCGTCTCGCTGACCGGCTGGATTGGCTGAACGCGATTCTCCTGCGTTGGGCTTCACCTGGCAATACGGATGACGAAGAAGGCGGGGCCAGCTCCGGTGATATCTCGGGGTTTTTGGCGGAGTCTCGCCAGCAGGCGACGGCTCTTCGGGGGCTTGTGGCGGAGATTCGGCAGGGTTTGAAGGGTTCGTCAACGTCTGCGCCAGCTCCGGCGGAAATTGCGGGGGGTTCGGGTGTCGCGGATCTCTCGAAGCGGATCGCTGAAAGGCGGCGCAAGGCCGAGGGTTGAGCTTGCCCCGGCCTACGAGTACACGCTGGGGCCGGAGGCGTGCGAGCTGGCGAATCGGGCCGGCCTGGTTGCGGATCCGTGGCAGGCGGACGCCGTGAACCTGATGTTGGCGTGCCGGGATGACGGCAAGTGGGCGTGTTACGAGTACGGCGAGATCGTGGCCCGCCAGAACGGCAAGGGCTCGATTCTGGAGATTCGCGCTCTAGCCGGGTTTCTGCTGCTGGATGAGTCGCTCATCATGTGGTCGGCGCACGAGTACAAGACGTCGATGGAGGCCTTTCGCCGCTGCCGGACGCTGCTTCGGCGGCTGGGCAAGCAGGTGAATCCGAACAACGAGAACCTGTGGGATATCGATGGCGTCCTCGTCAAGTTCATCAATACGAACGGCGAGGAAGGCTTCGAGAGGCTCGACACTGAGGCCCGCATCAAGTTCGTGGCCCGGTCGAAGGGTTCGGGCCGTGGTTTCTCGGGTGATCTGGTCATCATTGACGAGTCGTTCGCGTTCACGGCGGAGCAGCAGGACGCGTTGATGCCGGCGATGGCGGCCCGACCGAACGCCCAGATCATCTACACGTCGTCGCCGCCGCTGAATGGCGAGTCCGGCGAGGTCATGTTCAACCTGAAGCGGCGCGCTGATGCGGGCGGCGATGACAGTCTCGGCTGGCGGGACTGGGGGGTTGCGGGCGATCTCGACCACCTGGATGACATCGATCTGGACGACCGGCGGCTGTGGGCGGCGTCGAATCCCGCATTGGGGATGCGGCTGACGGAGGAGACGATCCTTCGGGAGCGCCGCTCGATGGGCAACGCCGGTTTTGCGCGGGAGCGGCTGTGTATCTGGCCGAAGATCACACAAGGCAATGCGGTCATCGACCCTGGGGCGTGGGTGCGGCTGGCGGACGCGTCGTCGGAGCGGGACCGCGAGGCAGGTGTGGCGATCGGTGTCGACATCAGCCCGCTGCGGGACTATGCCGCGGTGTGCGTGTACGGGCTGCGCGCAGACGGGCTGGGGCACACGCAGCTGGCGGACTACCGGCCGGGCACGAAGTGGCTGATCCCGCGGCTGATGGAACTGCGGGATGCGCTGGATCCGGTGGCCGTCAGCATGGGCCGGGGGACGTTCGCGTTCCTCGAGACCGCGCTGGACAAGGCGGGCTTCCAGCGGCCGGAGGATTCCGAGGCGCCGGAGCCGGGTGATCTGGCGGTGACGAACGCGGTCGATATGGCGGCGGCGGCTGGCCAGGTGCTGGAGGCGGTCCGCGAAGAGAACTTCCGCGTCGTGCCGAACCGGCATCTGGATGTGGCGGTCGCTTCGGCGAAGACCCGGCAGACGGGCGAGACGATCGCCTGGACGGTGAAGGGCGTGGAGGGCGACATCAGCCCGCTGGTGGCGATGACGCTGGCCCGCTGGTCCTACGTCACCCGCTCGCATCTGCTCGAACAAGCCCAGTACGACGTTCTGGAGTCGGTGTTCTGACGGAGGGGGTGCGTCGTGCGCAATCCCCTTCGCGGGTTGCTGAGGCGTGGCGGTGACGAGCGGCGGAGTCTGGATTCGTCTTCGGTGTCGTGGCCGTCGGATCCGCTTGCGTCGCCGGCGGCGCTGAATGAGGACGGTGCTCTGCGGCTAGGCCCGGTGCTTGCTGCGGGGCGACTGTTGGCGGCAACGATTTCCGGGATGCCGTTGTGCGTGTACCGGCAGATGGGCGACTCGAAGCAGGAGTTGCCGCTGCCGTCGCTGTTCACTCAGCCGTCCGCACAGGGGACGCTGCACGACTGGGTGTTCCGTGCAGTGACATCGCTCGCGTACCGCGGAAACGCGGTTGGTGTGGTGACGGCGCGGGACTATCTGGAGTACCCGGTCGAGGTCGAGTGGCTGGATCCGGCATTCGTGCTGTGCGAGGACCGGCTGGCGTCGATGGGCGAGCCAGGGTCGTTCACCAACCCGAAGTTCTCCTACATGGGGGAGCGGCTGCCATCCGAGGACGTCGTGCACATCCCGTGGTTCCAGTTGCCGGGCCGCGTGTGGGGTCTGTCGCCGATCGGCGCGTATGCGGTGACGGTGTCGACGGGGCTTGCGGCGCAGCAGTTTTCCGATGACTGGTATCGCAGCGGTGGCGTGCCCCCCGGGCGCTTCAAGAACACGCAGCAGGTCGTCGACCAGACGCAGGCGAACGTCATCAAGCGGCGACTGGTGCAGGCGATCCGCTCGCACGAGCCGATCGTGTACGGCAAGGACTGGGATTACGAGCCGGTCACGGTCAGCCCGAACGAGGCGCAGTTTGTGCAGACGATGCGGCTGACCGCGACGACGATCGCCTCCATCTATGGAATCCCGCCGGAGATGATCGGCGGCGAGACCGGCGGGTCGATGTCGTACAGCAGCCCAGAGCAGCGGCAGATCGAGCTGGTGCAGTTCTCGCTGCTGCCGTGGCTGGCCCTGCTGGAGTCGCACCTGTCGGCGCTGCTGCCGCGAGGCCAGTACGTCAAGTTCGACCCGGACGTGCTCATCAGGGCGGACCTGCTGACCCGCTTCGAGGTGCACGAGAAGAAGCGCCTGATCGGCTGGGACAACATCGACGGCCTCCGGGCGCTTGAGGACGAGCCTCCGCTGCCGAACGGGGCGGGCCAGGACTTCACGCCGCTGCCGATCGCGTCGGGCGCGGTCATTTCACCTCCAACGATCCGGAGCGACGAACCGGGGCCGTTGCGCCTCATCCGAAAGGAAGGCACCGATGGTTGACCGGCATCAGCTGCGTGATGCTCCGGAGCGGCGCGCGATCGCCGCAGCCGGCTTCGAACTCCGTGCCAAGGGCGACGGGCTGACCCTGACCGGGTATGCGAGCGTCTTCGGGAATGGCTACGACGTGCTCGGCGGCCCACCCTACGGGTGGACGGAGCGTGTCGACCCGGGCGCGTTCGACGTGACGCTGGCGGCGAAGCCCGACTTGCATCTGCTCATCAACCACGAGGGCATGCCGCTGGCCCGCACCAAGTCGGGGACGCTGCAGCTGTCGACGGACTCCAAGGGCTTGCTGGTGGAGGCGAGCCTGGACCGGCGCGACCCGGACGTGCAGCGTCTGGAAACGAAGATGGAACGCGGCGACATGGACGAAATGTCGTTCGCATTCCGCGTGAAGGCCGATGCCTGGTCGGAGGACGACACCGAGCGCACCCTGACCGAGGTGTCCCTTCACAAGGGCGACGTATCGGTCGTGAACTTCGGCGCGAACCCGGCGACTTCGGCGCAGCTCAATTCGGCGGCCGACGCGCTTGAGGTGCTCGCCAAGCTCGACCCAGAAGCCGCCATGGCGGAGCTGCGGTCAGGCGACGGCGTCGACTTGGGCCGGCTGACGCGGGCCCGCGACAACGTCCTTGCCCTGCACCGGCAGATGAAGCCGGAGCGCAAGGCGCCCGGCCGGCTGTCGCTTGCCGAGGCCCGCGCCATCGCGGACGGCGACGTACCCGTTCAGGTCTCGCCGCACATCCCGGCGCACCGGACGGACGTTTCCACTGAGCCGGGGTTCGACCGCCGCGGAGCAGCAGCCGGCGCGGCTGGCAATCAGGCTGTTCTGCGCTACATGCATGCCTGGGTCGACCCCGGCGGCGATCCAGAGGCCCCCGAGTCGTACCGGTTCGCACACCACGAGCCGCGCATCGGCGCCCCGGCGAACCTGCCTGCTGTCCGGCACGCGTTGTCGCTGCTGCCTCAGGCTGACATGGATGCCGACCAGAAGGCGGCCATCGAGCGCCATCTGCGACGCCATCTCGAAGACGTCGGCTGAGACCGACGCACATCTCTGATCTTTCCGTGGTCTGGCACTGATCACGGCTGCTGTCGCGCGCCTGGCACTGGCTGGTCGACGGCTCATCACGGTCCGGCACGGGCCGCCGTCACGATCCACCATCCAGGAATGGAGACTCGTCATGGCTGACGAGCGTTTCAAGCGGCTGGTCGCCAGGCGCGAGCAGACTGCGCGTGAACGCGAGGAGATCCTCGCCAAGCGCAAGGCCATCACTGATCTCGCCGAGGAGGAGGCCCGCGAGGACCTCCTTCCCGAGGAGGACGCCGAGTTCCGCGAGTTCACGGCACAGGTGAAGGCCAAGGACGAGGAGCTGCGCGCCCTCGACGAGCGCATCAGCGAACTCTCCGACGAGGCGGAGCGGTCCCGCACCGTCACCGAGGGTGCTGCCGCGGTCAAGCGGGCCCGCGCCCGCGTCGAGACCGTCACCGAGGCCCGCACTTACGAGCGCGGCAACGGCCGCTCCTACCTGCAGGACCTGGCCCGCGTCCAGCTCAACATGGATGCGGACGGCGGGGCCCGCGAGCGGCTGCAGCGGCACGCCCAGGATGTGGCGACCGGCCAGGAGTACCGCGACCTCAACCGCACCGACGGCAACGGCGGCTACTTCGTTCCGCCGCTGTGGCTGATGAGCCAGTATGTGGACCTGGCCCGCGCGGGCCGCGCCTACGCGAACGTCGTCAACCAGCAGCCGCTGCCGCCGGGCACCGACTCGATCAACATCCCGAAGGTCGCCACCGGCACTGCCACCGCGGTGCAGACCGCGGACAACGCGGCGGTGCAGGAGACGGACCTGACGGACACGTTCATCAACGCTCCGGTGCGCACGATCGCCGGCCAGCAGGACGTGGCCATCCAGCTCCTGGATCAGTCGCCGGTGTCGTTCGACGAGGTCATCTTCCGTGACCTGGTGGCGGACCATGCGACGAAGACGGACCTTCAGGTCATCTCTGGCTCGGGTTCGTCCGGCCAGGTGACGGGCGTTCGTGGCACGTCGGGTATCACGACGATCACGTACACGGATGCGACGCCGACGGTGGCGAAGCTGTACAGCAAGATCGCGGATGCGGTGCAGCGGGTGCACACCCTGCGCTTCATGGCGCCGACCGTGATCGTGATGCACCCGCGCCGGTGGGCGTATCTGCTGGCGGCGGCGGACTCCAACGGGCGTCCTCTGGTCGTTCCGGAGGCCGGGAACCCGCAGAACGCGATCGCCACGCTCGGCTCAGTGGCTTCGCAGCAGATCGTCGGTCAGATGCACGGGCTGCCGGTCGTCACGGATCCGTCGATGCCGACCGCGCTGGGTGCGGGCACGAACGAGGACGTCGTCCACGTTCTGCGCGCCTCGGACATCCTGCTGTACGAATCGGGGCTCCGTTCCAGGGTGCTACCGGACGTCGGCTCGGGCACGCTGACGGTCCGCCTGCAGGTGTATGGCTACCTGGCCTTCACGGCGGCCCGCTATCCGGCGAGCGTCGTCGAGGTGACCGGGACCGGCCTCGTGGCACCGACCTTCTAGATCAACTAGGCGGGGGCCGGATCGGCGGGTTCGGCCCCTGTCGGGGGTGTCATGCAGGACGAGAAGCAGTTCACGCGGCACGCCGAGCTCGGCTGGCTGTCGTGGGACGAGTGGTCGCCGGAGCAGGACTTCTGCCGCTTCGTCGGCATGCTCCAGCGGATGCTGCGACCGGCCCTGGTCCTGGAGACGGGCGTCGGGATCGGCCGCATCACAGACCACCTTGATCTGGCAGCGTGCGAGTTCCTGGGTTTCGAGTCGGATCCCGCATGGCGGCAGGCGCCGGCACATCCGGAGCTCGTCACGCCGTCGGCGGATCAGATGGCCGCGGCAGACCTGGTGATCCTGGACAGCGACATCGAGTTCCGCTTCGGGGAGATCAAGCTCTGGGGCGAGGTCGGCAAGCCGGGCTCGGTGTGCGTGGTGCATGACTGCGGCAACGGCCACGAGGAGTGGACGGTGCATCACGCACTCGGTGAGGCATGCAGGGCCACGGTTCAGCCGGGAATGCCACTGAAGAATCCGCGGGGCGGCTGGCTGGGGGTGCACGGGTGAAGATCATCGGCCTGCTGTCCTGGTACGAGGAACCCGCCTCGTGGCTCGCCGAGTGCGTGGCCTCCGCGGCGAGACTCTGTGACCACCTGGTCGCCGTAGACGGTCCCTACGCTCAGTTCCCGGGTGCCGTGCGGAAGCCGGCCTCAGGGATCGAGCAGGCGGAGACGATCGCCCACACCGCGGCCGGCGCTGGCATGGGGTGCACGATCCACACGCCGCGGCAGCCGTGGTGGGGCAACGAGGTGGAGAAGCGCGACTTCATGTTCCGCTTTGGCTCGACGATTGCCGAGCCGGGCGACTGGTTCTTGCGGATCGATGCCGATGAGATACTCACCCAAGTGCCTGCCGACACGCGCACGCTGTTGGCCGCGACCGCGTTGGATGTGGCCGAGGTGACGATGTGGGAGCGCGACGACATCGACTCCCAGTTCCCGCTGCGGGTGTTGTTCCGGGCCCTCCCGGGGATCGGAGTGCAGCAGGCCCACTACGTAGTGACGGCCCCCGGCGATTCCGGGACACGGGTGCTGTGCGGGAACGACATCAAGCATCATGCCGAGCCGGCCGAAGCCCTGTGGGATGTGCGACTGGAGCACCGCACCCGGCAGCGCTCGCCGCTGCGGCGGCGGCTCAAAGAGGACTACTACGCCAAACTGCCCGAAATTGAGCAGGTGAGGGAGCTATGAGGGACATCAAGGCCGACATGAAGGCCGCCCTGATCCACGAGTACCAGGGCTACGTGCGGGCCGGGCGCAAGGTGGACGCCGAGCAGGTCGCCACTGCACTCAAGGACGACTACGACTACGACGTCGTGAAGCCGGACGACGAGGCGAAGAAGGCCTCGGCTCCGGAGACGACGGCAGCGCCCCGCCCGCCGGAGGCCGCCGTCGAGCCGAAGCCGGAACCCGCCGGCGCGGCGACGAAGCCGAGTGCCGCGGACGTGGATGAGAAGTCTGCCGCCGCGAAGAAGACCGCGGCGAAGCGCGCCCCGGCGAAGCCGGAGAGCAAGTAGCCGTGGAAGAGCGCGTGTTCGTGATCCAGTTGGAGGCCTCTGGTGAGGTCACTCCCGCTCGCCCCGCTGACGCCGACCAGTCCGACGGCGACATCACCGAGCCCGAGGGCGCCGCTGAGCCCGAGGAGGCCGAGCAATGACCGCAGGACTCGCCCCCAGCCTCGTCTCCGGCTGGCTGAACACTCTGCGCACCACCGGTAACGGTGGTGCCGCGTACTCGGCGGTCGCCGGGACGTTCGTGCAGCTGCACACCGGCGACCCTGGTGCGGCTGGCACCTCCAACGTCAGCGCCGGGTCGTCGACGCGCAACAGCTGCGTGATGTCGTCCTCCTCGTCTGGCTCGGCGCTGTCGCTGGGCACCGCGCCCTCCGCGTGGACGAACGGGGGTACCTCGGAGACGCTGACGCACATCTCGGTGTGGACGGCATCGACGTCCGGGACGTTCCTGTTCTCGATTGCGCTGACGGCGTCGAAGGCTTGGGCGTCTGGCGACACGTTCACCCAGAGCACGCTCGGAGTGTCGCTCGGGGCGCAAGCGGCGTAACACCCTGACGGGGAGGGGTCGCCCTCATGACGACCTTCACCGACGACTTCAACCGGGCCAACGGGGCCCCCGGTGCCGACTGGGTTGACGGGACCGGCCTCTGGACCATCGTGTCCAACCAGCTGTCGTCGGGGACAGCGGGCGGCACGATCGTCATCCGTGCCGCTACGGCGATGGCCACCAACGACAACTCCGCACAGGTGACGATCGCCTCCACTGGAGCCGTCTCGCATGGCGTGTGGTGCCGCGGGAATACCGGTTTCACGCAGGGCTACCTGTGGCGCAACGACGGCACCTCATGGAACTTGTTCAGCGTCGTCGGCGGAAGCTTCACCTCCATCGGTAGCTTCTCCGGGGCGGCCGTCGCGGGCGACGTGGCGAAGGTTCAGGCCGTCGGGTCGACGATCAAGGGCTTCGTTAACGGCGTCCAGCGCGTCAGCGTCACCGACACGGCCGTCACCACCGGCACCAGCGTCGGCCTCCGCGCCGAATCCACGAACCTACTCCGGTTCGATGATTTCACCGGCGCCGACGTCACCTCCGGCGCCACCGGTGATGCGGCGCTGTCCGCGACTGCCACCCTCGCCGCTACCGGCGTCCGGGCCACCACCGGCTCCGCCACTTTGACCACAACCGCAACCCTGACCGCGGCAGGCCAGCGGGCGGCCTCGGGCGATGCAGCGCTCGCGGCAACAGCGAGTCTCTCTGCCTCCGGCGTGCGGGCCACCGCTGGCGCCGCAACCCTGGCATCCGTGGCTGTCCTTACGGCCAACGGCGTGCGCGCCACGGCCGCCGGTGCAAGCCTGGCGGCTACGGGCAGCCTCGCAGCGGACGGCATTCGGGCAACAGCAGGCAGCGCCGGCTTGCTATCTACAGCCGGCCTTGCGGCGGACGGCATACGGGGCGCCTCCGGGGCGGCGAGCCTCGCCATATCGGCGGCCCTGACCGCCGACGGAGTGGTGACCGGCAGCACTACCGGCGACGCCGCGATCACCTCAACCGCAAGTCTGACTGCGGCGGGCACGGTCGGTCGTGGCCTCGACGCAACACTCGCCGCCTCCGCTGTTCTCACGGCGGCCGGAGCGGTCGGGGCCGCATCCGGCGGCAGCATGGCCGTCTCCGTAGGGCTTGAGGCGTCTGGGCAGGTTGCTGGCGCGGTGGTGCGCGGCATTGCGCGAACGGCAACAGGAATCGGGCCTCGGGCGCGTCGCGGCGAGCAGGCCGTACCTGTGGCGCAACGTGGAGAACCGGCCGTACCGGCAGCGAGGGGAGGGGCCCTGTGATCGATCTCGGCTCCGTTTTTCAGGTGGCGGTTGACGTGCTCGACGCGTCGGGCGCCCTGACTAACCCGTCGTCGGCGACGCTCACGCTCACGCTGCCGGACGGCAGCACGCTCACCCCGGCAGTGCCGCTGCCTCCGGCAGCCACGGGCAAGTTGCGCGTCGACTACGTGACCACGCAGGTCGGCAGGCATGCCTGGCGGATGGTCACCTCGAATCCGACGACCGCGTACAGCGACGTCTTCGACGTGCGGCCCGCCGTTCCGACGGGCATTGTGTCGCTGGCCGATGCGCGCGCCCAGCTCAACTTCGGGGCGACGGAGACGGCAGACGATGACGAATTGCGCGGGTCCATCGGGGCGGCGACGCGGGCGGTCGAGCGGGCGCTGGGCAAGGTGGTCGTGCGGCGCTCGTTCACCGATCGCTTCACGGTGGGCGGTTCGGCGACGCAAGTGCTGCTGCGGAACGTCCCGGTGTTGTCGCTGACGTCGTTCGTATCTGCGGACGGCGCCACCTCATGGGATGTTGGCAGCTTGCAGGCCGACGGAGAGACCGGATTGGTGACGGTGGAATCTGGGCCAGCCTTCACGGGCGTACTGGATGGCACCTATCAGGCGGGCTATGCGGTGATCCCGGAGAACTATCAACTCGCCGGGAAGATCATTCTTCAGCATCTGTGGGAGACGCAGCGCGGCGCGATGGGTGTGCAACTGGGCGGCGGTGACGTCGACATGGCGCTCGCATCCCGCGGCTTCGCGATCCCCCGGCGGGCGTTGGAGCTCCTCGACACGCAACTTCCGGGGGTGGCGTAGATGGCGTGGACGTCCAGACTCCCGGCCGCCATTGATGCCCTGTTGGCCACGTTCGCAGAATGGCCCGGGCTGGGCGGGGCCGGTGTCACGGTGCGGGACGGCCCGTCGACGTCGCAGGCCACCGTCAAAGAGGTCATCTCCGTCGGCTACACGGGCGCCGAGGACGAGGGCAGCGCCGAGTCCACGCTCCTCGAAGAAGGCATGAGCGGCGTAGTGGACCGCGAGCAGTTCACCATCCGCTGCGTCGCCGTAGTGCTCCGCGGCAGCGACGACATCACAGGCGCCCGGCAGCGGGCCTATCAGCTCCTGTCGGAGGCTGGCGCGGCGATCACCGCAGACCGGAAGCTCGGCGGCACCGTCATGCGGGCGATGATCTCGTCACACAGCCTGGACCAGGCGCAGACCACCCAAGGCGCCCAGGCGGCGGTCGCGTTCGAGGTGTCCTGCGACGCCTACAGCGGCGCCTAGAGCTCCAGCCACTTGATGATGCAGCCCCTACGACCCCTCGGGGCGCCCAGCACGTAATAGTCGCCCAGCACCACAGTCTCGGGATCGATGCCTGCCTCACGAGCCCTGTCAACGAGCTCGATCAGGTCAGCGAGCCGTACTCCGGTCTTCTTGGCCTTCTCCTCGGCGCGGAATCTCGGCGCCTGGACATCACGAACGGCCATCGGCCTTCCCCCCCATTTGTGGACGTCGCCGGATCGTCCCATCGCCCATCTGTTGGGTCAACAAGAACAGGAGTACGCGGATGACCGCGCTCGTCACCCAAGTCGTGCCCAACGTGGGCGTCGACATTTCCACCTCACTGGTGGCCGCCACGAACGGCGACACCGCCGCATGCGGCAGCGGCACCTTCCTGCTCGTCAAGAATGCGAGCGGCTCCGGAATCACCGTCACCATCACCACGCCGGGCACGATCGACGGCCGCCTCGCCATCGCCGACAGCACGTCGCCGAGCATCGCCGCGACGACCGGCCTGAGCATCATCCCGCTGCCCGCCAGCCTGTACGCCGACCCGACGACCGGCCTCGCCACCATCAACTACTCGGCCACGACCAGCGTGACCGTCGCGGTGGTGAGGGTCCCGTGAGCGACACCATTACGATGCGGCACCCGACCCTGCCGGAGGGCCAGGAGATCGAGGTCCCCAAGGACGCCATGCCGCACTACACCGGCGCGGGCTGGCAGCAGGTCCCGCCCGAGGAGCTCGAGAAGCGCGCCGCCTTGAAGGCGCAGGCGGAAGTCGAAGCCGCCGCGGCCGAAGAGCAGGCCGAGACCGCAGACGAGCCGGACAAGTCGGAGCCGGCGGAAGCACCCACCGAGAGGCCGGCGCGGTCGCGCGCCAAGGCGCCGCAAGAGAAGAAGGGCGAATAGCCGATGCCTGCCACCCCGATCTCCGCAACTTCCCGGTACATCCCGCCGGGTACGACCCGCTACTACTGGGTCGCGACCATCGCGAACAAGAGCGCGCCGACTCGTTCCGAGCTGAACGCGGGCTCCGACCTGACGGCGGAGATCGCCTCCGTGTCGGGCTTCGCCACCAACTCGGATCAGCAGGACACCCCGGATCTCGGCAGCCGCTTCGTGTCGAAGATCCCGGGCAGGATCACCGCCGACGACTCCAGCATCACGCTGTACATGTCGTCGACGTCCTCGGATGTGCGGACCCTGCTGCCGCGTGACACCGCCGGCTTCATCTGCATCTTCCCCGAGGGGGACACGGCGGGCCTGAAGTACGACGTGTTCCCGGTGAAGGTGACCGGCCAGCCGAAGAGCCGCGACGTGGAGAACCCGGCGCAGATCACCATCCAGTTCAGCGTCACCTCGATTCCCGTCGAGAACATCACGGTGCCGTGACGGTCCCGAGTGTCCCCGAGTGGGTGTCCCGCTCGACCGTCGTCGCCTTCAGTAAGGGGCTGGGTCTCGACCCGAGCGACGTGCAGGGTCTGGATTTCAGCCCCTACGGCCTGTACGTCACGTTCTTCGCCACGGACGAGACGGGACACAAGATCTCCGACGGGCGGGATGTCGCGACGCACCGCATCTTCGTCCGGTTCGGCGAGGAGGCCAGCGATGACGATCCGGCTTCAGGGCGGGAATGATCTGCGGCGGATCAGTGGCGAGCTGCGGCGCATGGACGATCGGGAAGTCACCAAGCGGTTCCGGAAGGAACTGCGTGCTGCCGCGGCCCCGCTCGTTCCCCGCGTGCGCTCGTCGATCCGCTCTATCCCGTCTGGTCGTGGCTACACCCCGGACGGGCTGCGTGGCAGCCTCGCCCGGGCGACCCGGCTCGAGGTGAAGACCACGGGCAAACAGGCGGGTGTGGCAATTCGTGTAGACGGACGCAAGATGCCGTCCCACATGAGGAGCCTGCCGTCGATGGTCGAGGGCAAGAAGCGCTGGCGTCACCCCGTCTACGGCAACCGCGAGAACTGGGTCACGCAGACGCCGCACCCCTACTTCTACTCCGTCCTACGCACGGCGGGCCCGGCATCACGCCGGGCCGTCAGTCGCGTCCTGGACGGCATCACACGCGACATCAGCTAGGAGCACCATGGCACTGTCCCGCGACGGCATCCTCGAGGCCGTAGACGTCCAGACCGAAAAGGCCGACGTGCCCGAGTGGGGCGGCGAGGTCATCATCCGCGGCCTCACCGGCGACGAACTCGACGCCTTCCAGGGCAGCATCCGCCAGTTCCGTCCCACCTTCGACGGCAAGGGCATGGAGCCCGTCCTCATCCAGGAAGGCATGCGGGCCAAGCTCCTCGTCAAGTGCCTCGTCGACGAGGCGGGGGAGCGCCTGTTCACCGACCAGGACGCGCCCGCGCTCGGCGCGAAGAACGGCGCCGTCATCGACCGCCTCTACGACATCGCCACCCGCCTGTCCGGCCTGTCCGAGGAGGAGAAGGCGGAACTGGAGGGAAACTCCGAGCCGCCGACGGACAACGGCGGTTCTACTTCGTCCTCGCGCGAGACGTCTTCCACTGCTCCGTAGCGGAGATGCTCCGGCGGATCTCGGCCCGCGAGCTCGCCGAGTGGGAGATCTTCTATCAGCTCCAAGCTGAGGCCGACGAGGCCGCCGAGAACGAGGCCTCCGAGCCGAGCCGCAACTGGCCCTGACCCGCCCGCACATTGAGGGGAGGCGCCATGTCCACCGGCATCATCTACCGGCTCGTCGCCCACGACTCCGCCAGCCGCACCTTCCACACGGTCGGCCGCGCGGCAGGCGGCACAGACACCGCCCTGGGAAAGCTCGCCCGCACCGCAAAGGTGGCAGGCGCAGCGCTGGCTGTGGGGCTCGCGGCAGGGCTCGCCAAGGGAACCAAGAGCGCTGTCGAGTTCCAGTCGGAGATGACGCGGATCTCGACGCAGGCGGGCGCCACCACGAAGGACGTCAAAATCCTGTCGGAGCAGGTGCTGAAGCTGGGCACGACGACCCAGCAGGGCCCGCAGAAGCTCGCCGAGTCCCTGTACCACCTCAAGAGCGTGGGCATGGACAACGTGTCCGCGATGAAGGCGTTGAAGGAGGCGTCTGACCTGGCGGCGGTTGGCCACGCCGACCTGGAGGAGACCACCAACGCCTTGGCCGGCGCCTGGCGCACCGGCATCCGCGGTGCCACCTCATTCCATGAGGCGGTCTCCACCGTCAACGCCATCATCGGCGCGGGCAACATGAAAATGGCGGACTTCAACGCGGCGATCGGCACGGGCATCCTGCCGTCCGCGAAGGAGTTCGGCCTGTCGATGAAGCAGGTTGGCGCCGCGCTCGCCCTGATGACGGACGAAGGCATCGACTCCGCGTCCGCAGCGACCCGGCTGCGGATGTCCTTCAGCCTGCTCGGCGCACCCAGCGGGGCGGCCGAGAAGCAGTTGAAGAAGATTCATCTCACCGGCCTGGACCTGGCCAAGGCGATGCGCGGCAAGGACGGCTTGATCGGCGCCATCCAGATGCTGAAGGACCACCTTGACGCGAGCGGATTGTCGGCCGCCGAGGAGTCGCAGCTGTTGTCCAGGGCGTTCGGCGGCGGACGGTCGTCGTCCGGCATCCTCCTGATGATCAACAACCTGGATGTGCTGAAGAAGAAGCAGGACCAGGTCAACAAGTCCACCGGCCGGTTCGACGACGCGGTCAAACAGCAGCGCAAGACCGCCGAGGCCCAATGGCACCTGCTCGTCTCCAACTTGGAGGTCATGGGCGTCCGCGTCGGCACCAAGGTGCTGCCGCCGCTCACCGACTTCGTGCACTTCCTCGCCAACACGGCCATGCCCGCGGCCGCGAAGTTCGGCACCGCCATGGGCAAGCTCATCCCCGTCGACACAATCAAAAAGGGATTCTCGGATGCCAAGAAGGTCGTCGGTGACTTCTTCTCCGGCCTGACTGGCGGCAAGTCGGCAGGTGGCCTGTTCTCCGACTTCCTGGACGGCCTGACCGACTCCGGCGGCAAGAAGACGAGCAAGAACCAGCTGCCGTCCGTGATGCTGACCCAGCCTGCGGCGCCGAGGCTGCTGGCGAAGCCGCAGGGCCCGGTCAGCCTGGCCCCGAAGCAGCAGCAGCTGTTCAAACTGCCGTCGCAGCCCGGGATGCTGGCCAAGCCCAAGACACCGAAGGCGCCGAAGTCTCAGGCGAAAGCGTTCGGCGAGACCATCCGCAACGCCGTCTCGGGCGGCATCGAGGACATCGACTGGGGCAAGCTCGGAAGCTCGCTGGGCAAGGGCCTCGGGAGGATGATCGGCTGGGTCGGCGAGCATGCTGCGGATCTGACGAAGAAGCTGGCGAAGGTCGTGGGCGGCATCGACTTCGTGGACGTCGGCAAGGCCGTTGGTGGGCAGGCTATCCCCTTTGCCATTGGGTTCATCACCGATCTGTTCAAGCCGCTGTTCACTGTGAGCTTCTGGAAGAAGCACTGGCTCGACACGATCCTGGCCGTGCTCTCGGTCATCCCGATCGGACGCATTGCCGGCGTGCTCGGCAAGCTGGTCGAGCACATCCCCTTCCTGAAAATCCTTGAACCGCTCTTCAAGAACATCAGCAAACTGGGCGGCTTCATCGAGCGAGGCCTGGGCAAGTTCGTCATCAAGCCGCTCGGCCGGTTCGGCAAGAGCTTCTTCGAGGGCTTGATCGGCGGATTCACCCGCGTCTTCCCCGGCCTGACAGGCAAGCTGGGCGAGTTCATCGGCAAACTGGCCCTCGGCATCGTCGGCTACGCGGGCCGCTTCGCGGCGTTCGGAGAGCGCCTCGTCGGCGGCCTCGGCAGCGGCATCCTCAAGACCGGCGGGCAGATCGGCGAGTGGATCGGCCGCGTCATCGGCTGGATCCTGAAGCCGTTTGCGAAGGCCGGCAGCTGGCTGCTGCGTAAGGGCGCCGATTTTGTCGTCGGCCTCGGCCGCGGTATCGCCCGGGGCGCCAAGGGGCTCGGTTCGTGGGTGTGGCGCACGGCCGGCCGACCCGCAGTCGACGCGTTCAAGACCGCAGGCATCTGGCTCATCAGCAAGGGCCGCAGCTTCGTCTCCGGCTTGAAAAACGGCATCGTGGCCGTGGCGAAAGGTATCGGCGGCTGGGCGAAGCGAACCATCATCGACCCGGCCGTCAGCGTGTTCGGCCGCGCCGGGACGTGGCTGGTCGGCAAGGGTAAATCGTTCGTGTCCGGCATGAAGAACGGCGTGGTCAGCGCCGCCAAGGGCATCGGCGGCTGGACCAAGAACCGCATCATCAACCCTGCCGTCGGCGTCTTCAGGACCGCAGGCTCGTGGCTGAAGTCCAAGGGCGGCGCCTTCGTCTCCGGCATGAAGAACGGCATCGTTGGCGCGGTCAAGGGCATCGGATCCTGGATCAAGAAGAACCTGGTCGACCCGGTCATCTCCGCGGTCAAGCGCTTCTTCGGCATCCGCTCGCCTTCCCGCGTGTTCATGAGCATCGGCGGCCACTTGGTCTCCGGCCTGATGAAGGGCATGGCCAAGACCAGCGGAAAGGCGATCGCGAAGAAGGTGTTCGGGTCGCTGCCGAAGGCGTTGGCCGCACTCGTCAAGAAGGGCCTCGTCTCCATCGCTTCCCTCCCCGGTAAGGCGCTCAAGGCGCTCGGCGGGCTGGGCGGCGACGTCCTTGGCCTGCTCGGACTCGGGGGCAGCGGCGGCGGCTCCTCGGCGAACCAGAAGATCGGGCAGACGCTGGCCTTGACCCGCGGCTGGGCGGGCCCGCAGTGGGCGGCGCTCAAGAACCTGTGGAATGGTGAGTCCGGCTGGAACGAACGCGCCCTCAACAAGAGCAGCGGCGCCTACGGTATCCCGCAGGCTTTGCCGGCATCGAAGATGGCATCGGCCGGCTCCGACTGGAAGACCAACGCCTCCACCCAGATCAAGTGGGGCCTGTCGTACATCGCTTCCCGGTACGGCAACCCCGTGAGCGCCTACTCGGCGTGGCTGTCGCGCTCCCCGCACTGGTACGCCCAGGGCACTGGCGGCGCCGCGAAGGGGCTCGCCTGGGTGGGGGAGAAGGGTCCGGAGCTGGTGAACTTCAAGGGTGGCGAGGATGTCCTCAGCCATCCGCAGTCGATGATGTTCGCCAAGGCCAACGGCATCAAGCTGCCCGGCTACGCCTCCGGCACCATCATGAACGCGGCCGACCGGTACAGGAAGGCCCAGGATCGCGTCGAGGACGCCAAGGACAAGCTGGCCGCGGCGAAGAAGCGGCACAAGGGCATCAAGGCCGCGGAGAAAGAGCTGCAGGCTGCCGAAACGCAGCTGAAGGCCGCGAAGATCTCGCTCCACAACGCCCAGCGGTCGGCGAAGGTTTCCATCTCCAACACCATCCAGACCGGGCTGCTGAAGAAGCTGGAGACCGGCACGTCGTCCGCGATCGCCTCGGCGATCAAGAGCGTGGCGACGAAGCTCCTCAACGCGGGCTACAACAAGACCGCGGCGTCCGTTCAGAAGAAGGGAGCCAAGCTCGAAAGCCTCGCGGACAAGCGGGCCTCCGTTCAGAAAAAGATCGCCGAGGCCAACCAGTACGCGTCCGACCAGGCCGGGAACATCCGGGACTTCCTGTCGATCTCCGGCACCTCGGCGACGAGCGTCGGTGACCTCATCTCGCAGGCGGGCGCGCAGCAGAAGACTGCCAGCGGCTTCGTCCAGCTGAGCAAGTCCCTGAAGGCGCGCGGCGCGTCGAAAGAACTGTTGCAGCAACTGTCGGATGCCGGTCCGGGCAGCCAGCTCGCGACGATCCTCAGCCAGAAGAACGTCACCACCCAGGACATCGACAAGCTGAACAAGCTGATGGCCTCCGGCGGCAAGCTCGCCACGTCCTTCGGCAAGGACATGGCCGACATGATGTACGACTCCGGCAAGCACGCCGGAGAAGGCTTCCTCGCCGGCCTGAAGGCGCAGGAGAAGGACCTTCAGAAGCAGATCAACTCGCTGGCCAAGTCGCTGGTCAAGGAGATCAAAAAGGCCCTGAAGATCAAGTCTCCGTCGGGTGTGTTCCGCGACGAGGTCGGCAAGCAGGTCGTCCTCGGCATGATGCACGGCATCGACATGCACAGCCACCTCGTTGGCGGCGCAGCCCAACGTCTCGCCGACACCGCCACCGGCGTGTCCATGCGCCGTCGGTACGTCCCGACCGCCGCCAGCGGCCGGTCCGCGGCCAGGCAGGACGAGCAGTTGTGGGAGCGGCTGGCGGAAGCCATCGAGGCGAACGGCCAGGACGTCCACATCCACTTCAACGATGACCGGCTGCGCGACCTCATCGAGATCACCGTCAAACCGAAGATCAACGCGTCGGCGCGGGATGCGGCCCATCGAGCGAAGGTGGGGAGGCGAAACGGGTGACCATCTCGTATGTCGCGACCGGTGCCGGCGTCAGCCACACCGACACCATCACCGTCGCGTATCCGAGCGGAACGGCTGCGGGCCAGTTGGCCATTCTCACGGTCGCGTCCGGTCACCCCAGCGCCTCCACCCCGTCGACCCCGTCCGGATGGACACTCGCCGGCACGTTCTCCGGCGGGGGCGGCACCTTCGGCTCAGGCGCCGGACCTCGAAGGCTGACCTGGTTCGTGCGAGAGCTGGCAGGTTCGGATGCGACGCCGACCACGGCGATCCCCACCGGATCCGCGGGGTCAGTGATCGCCGCCCGCATGACGACCCTGTCCCGCAGCGCCGGCACCGGCTGGCGGTGGGCCTGGTCGTTCGGTGAGGACACCTCGGCCAACACCTCCTTCTCCGCGGCCTGCTCTGATGCCCTGACGTGGCTCGCAGGCGACTTCGTCCTGCTCGGCTACGCCATCAACTCCAACGCCCTCGGTATCTCCGTGGAAGCCGTCACGGCAACCGGGATCACCTACGGGACGATCACCGAGCGCATCGACGACGGCATCGCCACCGGCAACCTCGAACGACTCGGCATGGCCACCGGTAGCGTCTCGTCCGGCTCGGGTACTCAGGCGCCGACCGTGACCGCCACGCTCTCCGGCAACAACACCGGCGTCGGCGGCGTGTTGCGCATCCGTGAGGCGTCGAGCGACGTCAACGCCACCGCCCAGTCGGTGTTTCCGCCTCGCAACCTGGTGTCCGCGACCGGCCTTACCGGCGACGACATCGTGACCGCCACGCTGTACCGGCAGGTCGACACCACGCTCACCCCGGTCCGCGCGGCCAGCAACATCGACGTCACCGGACAGGCAACCCTGCTGCGCGTGGATGCCGAGCAGCCGTTCGGGGTCTCCCTCAACTATGCGGCCGTCCTCACCGACGTGAACGGCAACCAGTGGACCGTCTACTCCGGCCCGATCACCTCCACCGTGGCCAGCGACGTCATCTCGGACGCGATCCGCGGTGTCGGCGCTGCGGTGAAGGTCGAATCACCGCTCGGCTGGAAACGAGACCGCGACGCCACCCAGTTCAACATCAACGGGCGCATCGTCGTCCAGGGCAAGCCCCGCTCGTCCCGCTCCGGCTCCATCACCGTCCGCACCGAAACCGACGAGGACGGTGACGCGTTGAACTCTGTCCTCGACAACGCAACCGAGGGCGTCATCCTGGTGCGCAAGCAGACCTCACTGTCGCGCCTCGACGGCACCTACGCCCTCCTCGACGACTCCGAGGATCCGAACTGGTACGACGAGTTCAGGTGGTTCCAGCTGAACGTCGTCAAGGCCGACGACTGGCCGGACGTCATGGAGGCCGCCGGGTTCACCCTCGCCGATATCGCGAACAACTTCTCGACCCTCGCTGACATCGCCGCCTTCTTCACCGGCACGCTCCTGGACATCGCACAGTACGACTTCGGGCCCTGACATGCTCGACATGTCGACTACCGCGCTCGCGGTCGTACAGGGCTCCTACACCATGGACATCCGGGCCGAATCCTGGCTCGACGGGCAGCTCATCGCCGACAACATCCCCATCGACGACGGATCGGAGAGCCGCGACCGATCCCTTGCCGTCCCCGAACAGATCAGCCTCACCGTACCCCGCCGCGACCAAGGCTACGACTGGGACCCCGGCACCGACCCGACCCACCCGCTCGCCGCCTACGGGCAGATGCTCCGCATCGACTACGGTATCGACATCGGCGGCCAATTCGAATGGATCAATCGCGGCTGGTTCCTCATCACCGAGTCGTCGACCGACGGCGATACCGTCTCCGTCAACTGCGCCGGACTCCTCACCCTCATCGACGAAGCCCAACTCGTCAGCCCCTTCCAGCCGTCCAGCACCGACACCCTCGGATCCGTCATCCGCGGCCTCGTCGAGCCCGCACTCACCTGCAGCTTCGACGGCGCACTGACCGACCGGGCCGTCCCGCTCGGCCTGCAATGGGACTCCGACCGGCTCGCCGCCATCACCGAAGTGCTCGACTCCTGGGCCGCAGACGCACGCGTCACCGAGGACGGCTACCTGTTCATCGAGCCTGTATCCGACGCCGGCAGCCCGGTCATCGCCATCACCGACGACCCATCCACCGGCACCGTCGTCCGGTGGCAGGGGGCAACGTCACGCGACGGAGCCTTCAACGTCGTCGTCGCCCAAGGCGAGGACGCCTCCGGGAACCAGATCCAGGGCGTCGCTTACGACGGCATCGGCGACTCGCCCTACCGCTACGGCGGCCCCTTCAATCCGCTGCCCGTCCCGTACACCTTCCAGTCGTCGCTGCTGACCACCGTCAGCCAATGCCGGAAGTCCGCTGCATCGAAACTGACACTCCTGCGACGACAGGCGTTCCGCAGACTGGCCGTGACGATGGTCCCCCACCCCGGCCTCATGACCGGCGACATCGTGTCCGTGACCGGCGCCGGCCTGACGAACGCGTCATGCGTGATCGAATCCCTGTCGCTGCCCTATTCGCCAGGCGAGCAGTCCCTCACCGTCCGCGTCCTGTAGAGGGGAGGGCCGGTGGCGGATTTCGCTGACACTCGCATATCCCTCTCCGGTAAGGGCGTGCTGCGCGGCGTCGCCCTGACTGCAGCATCGTCGGGTGCCTGCCTGATCAGCGTCGGCGGCATCGCCGTCACCGCCCGGGTAGCGACCGGACTGACCGTGGCGGTCGGAAACATCGTGCTGGCGGCCCGCCTCGGCAGCACCTACTACGTCATCAACGTCATCCCAGCCGCACCCACCTCGACGCCGGCAACTCCCGCGCCCGCGGACAGTGCTCCCGTGGATACCGGCGATCCACCGCCGGCCCCGAAGCCGACCGTGAGGACGGGCACGCTGACCTGTGTGCCGACGGCCACCGCCTGCTACCGGGACGGTAGTTGGCGTTCCGACGGCGACCCGACGAACTCATTCGACCTCTTTCAGGGCCGCTACGGCGGCAGCAGCTACGGACGCAACACGGGGTGCGCCTTCTACGGCTCGAAGCCACACACCTTGAACGGCGCGACCTGCACCAAGGCCACCGTGAAGATCAAGCGGCTGTCGGCCGGTGATTTCGCGGCCCGCTCGGCGACGCTACGGCTCGTCTCGCAGACGTCCCGGCCGGGCGGGGCGCCCACCCTGAACGAGACCACGTCCGGGCCGTCGCTGAAAATCGGCAGCTCGACCACGTTCACCCTGCCCACCTCGTGGGGCCAAGCCCTCATCGATGGCACCCGCGGAGGTATCGCCATCAACGTCAGCTCCGACGACCCGTACATCCATCTCGCCGGACGCGGCAGCTGGTCGGCCGCCTTCACCGTCTCGATCTCCTGGAGGCGAAGCTCATGACCGCGAACACCTCCAAGGGCATCACCTATCCACAGTCCAGCGACCACACCAGGCTCTGGGAGCATCTCCAAACCCTGGCCACGACCGCCGACGCCATCATCATCGGCAACGTCGACCGGCAGGTCTTCACCAGCTCCGGCACCTGGACCCGGCCCGCCAACGCCATCCTCGTCCACGTCCAAGTGCAGGGCGCCGGAGGAGGATCCGGCGGCATCGCCGCAACCGGATCAGGGCAGGCGGCGTGCGCACCCGGCGGGGCAGGCGGAGAATACGCAACCGGCTGGTTCACTCCCTCCACGGCCGGCGCCAGCGTCGCCGTCACCGTCGGCGCCGGAGGCGCTGGCGGCTCGGCCGGAGCCAATGCAGGCAGTACGGGCGGCACCAGCAGCTTCGGCGCACTCATTACTGCCCTTGGCGGCGAAGGCAGTGCGGGAGGAACCGCCACCAGCACCAGCGTCACCATCGGCGGCACCAACGGCGCCTCTGGCGGCACCGGGGGAGACTGGCGCCTCGCGGGCGGAGACGGCAGCAACGGGCAGGTGATCAGTGCGACGCCGGTGAAGTACAACAACGGCGGCAGCAGCTTCCTCTCCAACCCGCGCCGCGCCACCGGCGTCACCTCCGGCTCGACCTCCGGCTTCGACGGCCGCCTCTACGGCGGCGGCGCATCCGGCCCCTCCAACGGCGCCAGCAATGCCGCAGTCGCCGGCTCCACCGGGGCCGCCGGAATCGTCATCGTCACCACCTACACCGCCTAGGAGCAGCATGCCCCTCGACACCCCGCAGACGTCGACGAGCGACACCACCTGGACCATCAACGGCCGCCTGAACAGCAACTCGGCGACCAGCTTTCAGCTGAGCATCAGCACCGAGAGCCCGGCGACCGAGTCCGAAGGCGACGCCCTCCTGCAAGCGCTCGTCGATCTCCTCGCGCCCCGCTACTACAACGTCACCGGCACGAAGGGCTTCACGGCCTACACGACCCGGAACATGACGACGTCCTCCTGACCGCAGTCGCCCATCCAGGATGGAAGTGTGTGATGGCCACGCAGTGCAAGCTGTACACCAACATCCGGCAGCCCATTCCGCCGAACACGTGGACGACGATCCGGTTCGACACCGTGCTGCGGAACGACGATGGCATGTACCAGGGCGACGGCACGGCGAAGAACCCGAACTCGGCCCTCATCAAGCCGAAGACCAGCGGCGACTTCATCTGGTCATATCTGGTGAAGTTCGACGACATCGGTACGTATGAGGGCGACGAGCGCCAGTTCAACGTCCGTTTCGTGCGTGATCCATACACCAACCCGGACAACACCGGGGAATCGGATGCAGACGACACGGTCGGCCAGGACCTGCGCAACGGCACATGGCTGTTCCACGGCAATGCCGGCCAGCCGGTGGCCATCGAGGTACGGCACACGCATACCGAGCCGGTCGACGTGATCCACGCCCAGTTTTCTGCCACCACCTGGGACTACTGAGACCCACCCGCGCCCGCCCCACCCTGCACGCCCCGCGCCGATGGCCGGGGCCTTCGTCACGCCTGGAGCATCCATGGCTACACCGCTGTCCGCCACCCAGATGCTCGCCAAGCTGAGAGCCGAAGGGCTCACCGTGCACGAGCACGCCGACTGGGCCACCCGCAACCGCGAGGCCGCGACCGGAAAGACCTTCGGCCCGGTGGTGGGGGTGCTCATCCATCACACGGCCGGCCGCAACGATCGGGAGCTCTGCTACAACGGCCGCGCGGATCTGCCCGGCCCGCTGTGCCACTCCTGGCTGGGCAAGACGGACGGCCTGTGGATGATCGGCCACGGCCGCACCAACCACGCGGGCGCCGTCGACCTCGACGTCCTCAATGCGCTCCGCAACGAGACCGCACTGCCGCACGACGACCAGGCCAACGCCGACGGCAACGACTGCCTCTACGGCCTGGAGATCGAGAACCTCGGCAACGGCAAGGACCCCTACCCGGCCGACCAGTACCGGGACGCAGTGCTGTGGGCGGCGGCCCTGTGCCGGGCGCACGGCTGGTCGGAGAAGTCCGTCGCCGGGCACAAGGAAGTCCAGCCCGGGAAGATCGACCCCAGCTTCGACATGGACGACTTCCGGGCCGCCGTGAAGGTGCAGCTGACCAAGACACCCGGCGGCACGGTCACCCCGGCGCCGGCACCCACCCCGTCGAAGCCGCGGGTCGACCTGTCTCTGCTCATCAAGGCCGCCAAGACCGACCCCGATGCCAAGCAGGGCCACATCACGTACATGACCGGCACCAACCTCGTCGAGGCGGCGCTGGTGAAGCTCGGTTACCTCGCCAAAACGTATGCCGGTGACGGCTCGTTCGGGTCTACGACCGTCAACGCGTACAAGGCGTGGCAGCGACGACTGGGCTACTCCGGTGACGACGCCGACGGCATCCCGGGCAGCGTGTCCCTGAAGAAGCTGGGGTCGCAGACCGGCCTGTTCATGGTGGTCGCATGACCGACGTCTTCTACGACTGGGAATTCCTCGAGGACGGGGTGCGCATCGAGCCGATCTCGATCGGCATGGTCGCGGACGACGGCCGCTCCTACTACGCCGTCAACGCCCTGCTGGCCGCGCGCGGCTGGAAGGGCTGGCGGTTCCGGCGGCGGGTACGCAGGCACAAGTGGTTGATGGAGCACGTGGTCCCCAACCTGCCGAAGCCGCACGGGGACTGGATCCTGCACATGCCGAAGCGGTGGCTGTTCAACTACCTCGATCCGGCGGTGAAGCCCGTGGAGCGGATCGCCCGCGAGGTGCGGGACTTCATCCGCGACGCCGGGCAGGACGTCGAACTCTGGGCTTCCTACGGGGCCTACGACCATGTGTGCCTCGCCCAACTGTGGGGCCGCATGATCGACCTCCCGGACGGGGTGCCCATGTACACCAGCGACATCCAGCAGGAAGCCCGCCGCCTCGGCCTCGGCTGGGACGCCCTGCCCAAGCAGGCGAGCGGCGAGCACAACGCGCTCGCGGACGCCCGCCACAACCAGACCGTCCGGCGCTGGCTCGCCGAACAGGAAGCGAGATCACTGTGAAGCTCTTCGGGCGCGAACCGGTAGTGGTTCTGAACACCCTCTCGGCCGTCCTCGGCCTCATCGTCTCCCTCGGCATCACCAGCCTGAGCGCCGAGACGGCTGGCGCCATCGTCGCCGCCGTGTCCGCGATCCTCGGCGCCATCGCCGCCGCCATGACCCGCCCCATCGCTCCGCAGGCGTTCACCGCGGTCGTTGCCGCCGGGGCGGTCCTCGTCGGAACGCTCGGCTACAACGTGTCGCAGGAGACTGTCGGCGCCATCAACACCGTCGTCCTCGCAGTGCTCACGCTGCTGACGCGAGTGCAGGTCTCCCCGGCCTCGCCGACGGCGCCCGCAGCGCAGCCCGCGAAGCCGGGCGTTTGATCGGAGTAGCGCGTGCCGGAGGATCCGACTCTCGGGGAGCTCGCCCGCCGCCTCGATGAGCGGACCGGCGACATTCGGGACGACATCAGAGCGCTGTCCGCAGAGCTGGCCCAAAAGGTGGACCAAAAGCTCTACGACATCCGCCACGACGCCCTGGCACAACGCGTCGCCACCCTGGAAACACTGCGGGAGAAGGACGCCGAGCGGATCGTCGCAACACGCCGCTGGCTGGTCGGCGCAGTGATCGTGCCGCTCGTCGGGATCCTGCTGCCCGTCATCATCCTCCTGACACGGGGGTCCGGGTCGTGACGCGGTCGGAGATCCGCGCTGAAGAGAGACGTTGGCGCCGAGGCGACTTCTTTGCGGTCGTCGCCGCCGTCGCGCTGGGGGCCGCGTTCGCGTGGATCGTGCTGAGCATCCAGGGCATGTCGAGCGACCTGAAGGACAAGGACGCCGACATCGCAGCCCTGTCTCAGCAGGTGCGCAATCTCGGCGGCAAGCCGGTAGCAGGTCCGCGCGGCGCGTCCGGAAAGTCTGTCGTCGGCCCCCGCGGGCCGCGGGGCAGTACCGGGCCGGCGGGCGCATCGGGCAAGCCGGCGCCCACCAGCACCCCGTCGCCGGGCCCTTCTGGCGCATCCGGGGCCCCGGGGAAGGATGGGGCCGACTCGACGGTGCCGGGCCCGAGCGGATCGCCGGGCGCGGACTCGACCGTCCCCGGGCCTTCCGGGCCTCCGGGCAGGGACGGGGTCGACGGCGCCGACGGCAAGGACGGCAAGGACGGCAGTAACGGGAAGCCGCCAGCCGGCTGGACGTTCACCTATCTCGGCACCACCTACAGCTGCAAGCCGGTCGACGGCTTCGACGAGAACAACCCGCGGTACGACTGCGAGCCCGACCAGCCCGGCAACGGCAACAGCGGGGGCAACAGTAGCAATCAGGCCGCGGCCCTGGATCCGCGCCGCACGCAGTACGCCTAGGAGGCCCGCATGCCTGAACCGCCTGCCGCCCGGCTCCCGCGCCGCGACACGACCGCCGCATACGCCGCGAGTCTCGAGCGCCTGGGCCGCCTCGACCCTCAGCCGATCCCGGCGCCGTCCATCTCCCCGTTCCTCGAACCCGACCTGCCGCCCCCACCGGCCAACGAGGAGCCCTGACCCGACTGCCCCACCAGCCGGGAAAGGGGGTGAGCCCATGCTGTCCGTTGTTCTCGACCTGTACGCCAGCCTGTCCGTCGTCCTCGGATTCTGAACCACGCGACTGCGCCCCGCTTCCTTGCCGCATCAGCGGTGGGGGAGCGGGGCGCTTTGCAATGTCCCGGACTGCTCGCTGCTCGCGTCGTCCATCTTGGCGGGGGTGGCGGCATACCGGTGGAGCGCGGTCACGACGACATCGGTGATGGTTCGCCCCTCCGCTTTCGCCTTGGCTTTGACGGCGTTCCAGACGCCGTCGGGTACGCGGACGTTGCGGATGGGCGTCTCGCCGGTCTTCGGCCTGGCCACTCGGCCACCTCCTCCTATTTGTAGGTACAGAAACTAGCATCCATCTCGCGCGACGCCTTGACAAGACTCTCCCCGCGGGCGCATTCTGTAGGTACAGAAACAAGAGGCGACCAGGGAGAAGTAGTGAGCGTGATGACCGAGAACAAGACCGAGAAGACGGAACCGCTCATGGCCGACCACGCCACCGCCGACGACAGCTACGCGACCTGCCCTCGCTGCAAGTGGGCGGGCAAGCTCCGCAAGGACGGCACCATGCGCAAGCATCGCGAGTCCGTCGACATGGGCCACTTCACCCTCTCCGGCGGCCTGCCCCAGCAGCCGGACGGCGACATCTGCCAGGGCTCCGGCGAGAAGCCGTGGGAGCCCGGCCTGCCCGAGGGCTACGAGCTGCCGGAGAAGAACGAGCACGGCGGCTGGAGGTGCGGCGAGCACACGCCCGCCCCGAGGCAGGACCCCACGCCGGAGCCTGAGGCGCCGAGCCAGACGGCTCCCGCGAAGCCCCGCTACGAGGTTCAGCAGCTCGGCCCCGGCTACTTCGCCGTACTCGACACCGTCACCGGCATGCACGTATTTGCCGCTCTCGGCTACGCCACCCCCACAGTGCCAGCCATACCGGCCCGCTACAGGCGTGATACCAGGCCGAGTAGCCGCGAGCGTGCCCACGCCAGGGCCGCCAAACTCAACGAGGAGAGCAACTGATGGCCGGACGCAAGCAGCCCTGGGCGGCGCGCCTCACAGGATGGGGCCACCGCCTGGCGAAGGGGGGCGGCAAGGCCGTGTACCTCCAGGCCCGCATCATCGACCCCGAGAAGGAAGACGGCCGCGTGATCTACATCGAGATCACCCCGGAACTCGCCATACATCTTGCTGACGGCCTGGAACGCAACGCCCAGCAGGCCGACGAGTACAACCGACACAGGCAGACTGCCGCTCAGAGCGAGGTCTGACCATGGCCCGGAACCTCGTCTGGTGGGACCCGTCCATGGGGCTGACCCGCTACGGGCGCACCAAGCACTTCGTGGCGGACGGCCTTTGGAAGGACAGGGCGGAGAACGTCGCCCTCTGCGGGATCCCGCTCCCGCGCCGCGTGAACAGCTGGGTAGCCCTCAACGAATACCCTACCTGCCGGAAGTGCGAAGAGATCGACAGTCAGAAGTGATGGTGCCCCGGCTGAGGTAAGCAGCCGGGGCGCACGCCTGTCAGCCTACCGGCACACTGGAGACCTGATGATTGCCATCCTGCGCACGCTTTGGACCGTGTCGCTCGATTCCTACGCGGACGACAACGGCATCGATCCCGCGCGCGTCGAGGGCGACTTGGCGAGCTACCTAGTCTTCGCGATCAATGACCTGGCGCCATTCGAAGAGACGGGCGCCTACGCAACCTGCATCACCCCGCGACCGGAAGCGCAGCCCCCAGGACAAGCCGCGGTCCGGTGCGACTGGCGCATCACCGTGGACCGGGAAGCCTGGCAGGAGGCCCGCGGGATCGGCCGCCAGGCCGCACGCAGCGACCTGCTCGACTACGTGGCCAGGGAGCTGTACAGCCTGCCATCCGTGTGCGACACCGACGCCGTCATGACCGCCACCTACAACGCTGGGCACGGTCTCGTGGAGCGGACGTTCAGGCCTGGTGACCGGAAGCGCGCTCGGGTCGCCGCCGTCGCGCCGGGCGCCATGCGGCGCCCCTGACGCTCGATAACATGCCATATCGCGGGCGAAAAAACGGTACAATTAGACATGGCCTCAGACTCCCGCGCACGCCTCATCGTGCACCTCTGCCAAGCCGGGTTGAGTACCGCCCGGGCCAACGCCGTCCTCGACGACTACGCTTCTGGGCTCGCCGAGAAGATCCGCACCGAGGGGCCGGACGTCATCCGCCCCTGGTTCAACTACTACGCCTCGGACGGCACACAGCCCACCCATGCAGAGCGGGTGACAGGCGCTGCGGCGGCCGTGGCTAGCCTCGTCAGTCCGGGTCATGACGCCCGTGGCTGACGATCAGCGCATGTGGGACTCCGTGCTTGATTCACCTTGCCTCGGGAAGGTCGATCCGTGGCGCCTCGATGAGTGCGCTGAGTGCGAACTGTGCGGAGGTTGCGCCGCTCACGAGTGCTACAAAGACGATTCCAGCGCAGTCCTGCACATGGACTGGTTCCGGGACTTCGCCTCCCCCGGCGAGAAGGAATGCGGCAGCGTCGGCGGGCCGCCCAACCTCGTGCCGTCGCAGTACGCGCCGCGCCCCTGCAATCTGCCCGCCGGACACGGCGGAAAGAATCACCGTGCACGGATGGGTTGGTCGTGGTCGCCGAAGACGAGGAGGGCCGTGTGACCGTCGAAGTCCTGCGCACGTACCGCTTCCGGTGCGACGCACTCAACTGCACGGTGTCTGACCTATCCGAGACCGACGACGCCCCCGCTGGCTGGACGACGATCGACAGCATCGCCTACCAGTCGCACGCTCCGCTGCCTTCAGCGAAGGCGGGCCGGACGCTGCTGCGGGCTCTGGATGTCCGGTCCCTCCGGTCGCACGGACGCTTCTGGCTCCACCTATGCCCCACTCATGTGGGCGCCCTTGGGGAGCATGCGCCGCAGACCGACAACGAGGGCGGCCAAGGCGCATCCGTCGCCTGCTCCTGCGGCAAGCAGCTGGCCTGGTCCACGCCGAACACCAAGGCGCTCTGGGTTCAGCACTACGAAGCTGCATCCACCGAAACGGGTGGTGAGCGATGAGCGGCAACCTCATCCCGCGCCAGCCGGATGCCAACCCACCCGTCTACGACGCTGCGACGCTCGCCGTCCTCGCCGCCATGGAGCAGGCGGCCGACGAACACCTCGACAGGAACATCCCCAACAACACCAAGCGCGGATACGCCAACGACTGGGCGCTTTGGGAACAGTTCCACGACTGGCTCGCCGAGCGGACGGGCCACCGCATGCCGTCAACCGCAGTCAGCAGGGGCAACCTCGTCGGCTTCGTCGTCTGGCTCGACACCATCAAGCTCGCCGCGCCAACATCCATCGACCGACGGATCACCGGAGTCACCGTCACCGCGCGAGGGCTCGGGGTCGAAGTCCCGAAGCGCGCCACCGAAGCCGCACGCAAGGCGCTCAAGCCGCTCAAGAACGACCCCGACCGCATGGCGCGAGGCAGGGGCAAAGCCGCCGCCGTCACCCCCGAACAACTCCGACAGATGAATTCCGCCGTCGCCGACGGGCTCGCCGGGCTCCGCGACCGCGCGCTCTGGCTCATGGCCTTCGGAATTGCCGGGCGCTCCGCCGAAGTCGCCGAGCTGCGAGCCGACACCATCGTGCACGTCAGCCAGGGCCTCGAAGTCAAGGTGCCCGCCGTCAAAGGCCGCCCGCCCCGGGACGTCGTCGTCCACTACGGCAAGAACCCCGACACCTGCCCCGTCCGTGCCTGGCTCACCTGGCGCGCCGCCGCAGGCATCACCAGCGGCCCCGCCTTCCTGCCCATCACCGTCCACGGCCGCCTCGGCGACCGCGCCCTCTCCCCGGAAGCCGTTCGCGAGATCATCGCCCGCAACGCTGAACGCGCTGGGATCGCCGTCCGGTTGACCGGCCACAGCATGCGGGCCGGGTTCATCACCACCAGCCGCCGAGCCGGGAAGCGCGAAGAGAAGATCCGCGCACAGTCCGGCCACGCAGACAACAGTCCCGTCTTCTGGGGCTACATCCGCGAAGCCGACAAGTGGACCGATGCGGCATCGGAGGACATCGGCCTGTAGCCACCCGCCCCATGCCACACTGCCCTTGGCGCCTACCGCGTCCCCCCGTCGCGGTGGGCGCCAACTCGTCTTCCTGCCCGTGAGTTTCTGCCGCCGCCCTGTGCCATGCTGGAGTTCGCACCGTGGAGCAGCTCGGTCAGCTCGCTGGGCTCATATCCCAGAGGTCGGCGGTTCAAATCCGTCCGGTGCTACTGGCAGTGCGGCGCCCCGTGCGCCGTCCGATCGGCTGCCGCGCGCCGGAGTAGCTACCTGGCGCACCGCGTTCCGCCCGTCCTCCGTGGTTGTGGGCGGGCGGTCGTGCGTCTGCATGCCGGCGTCGTTTTGTGGCGCAGCGCAGCGGCCCGGCGTTGTCGGTGGCGGGTCGTAGCATGGTGGTATCCGTTGCAGGCACTAGCCAAGCGCGGGTTTGCCAGTTGCTGAGGCCCTGCCTGGGTCGTGGAACCCCCGGGCGGGGCCGCAACCGTTGGAGGGGCCGTGGACGATCTGGTGCAGTGGCTACGCGCCCAGCTCGACGGAGACGAGCGCGCGGCTGAGGCTGCGAGTCCTGGCCCGTGGCACGTCAACGCCGAGTCGGATGAGGTGCTGGCCGTCGACGGCATCACCGTGGCCGACGGCTTCGCACTGAGTAGCCGCCAACTCCGGGCCACGACCGAGCACATCGCTCGCCATGATCCGGCGCGGGTGCTGCGCGAGATCGAGATCGACCGCGAACTTCTCGCCGAGTATGAACGCACCCTCCGCAGCCACGAGGGGCACCAAAGGGAGTCCGCTCGTCTCGCCGGGTCCGGAGACGACGACGTGTTCCGCAGGAACGCGCTGCGCCGCGAGGCCGACTATCTGCCCGCCATGCTGCACATCCTGGAGCGGTGGGCGAAGCGCAAAGCAGCCGTGTACAGCGACCGGCCCGGCTATCAGGAGTCGTGGCGGCCCTAGCCTGCCGTCTCTGGGTGCCTGACGGCCTGCTTCACCGCCGTCTCCACGTCGATCCGCTCCAGCCCGGCCGCGTCCGCGAACGCCACCACTGCGGCATGTACGGCTTCGGCCGTGTCGGCGGTGAGCTGTCCGGTTTGGATGTCGTTCCAGGCGCGGGTTTCGAGGGCGAGGAGGTCGGCGGGGAGGGTGATCGCGGGCATGTTGGGATCCTACGACTCCTCGCGCGCAGCCTTCATGAGCAGTCTGATCTGTTCCCGCGTCCAGCCGGTGATGCGTGCGACCTGGGCTTGGGCGCCTCGCTCGTCGGTGCTGCTCAGTGCTGAGACGACCTCGGTTTGGAGGTCTGCGCGGGCTGCGTCGAGGTTGGCCTGCGCGTCGCGGTAGCGCTGGGCTGCGAGTTCGAGCTTGGCGGTGTCCATGTCCGGCATCTTCTCACCTTCTTGGCCAAGTCGCTAGGCCATCTCGCTTGACAACGCCAAGTCGCTAGGCCAAGCTTAGAGGCGTAAAGGGAACGGCGAGCAGGGGAGACGGGAATGAACACCAACAAGGTCGTCGATGACCCCAGTAAGCCCGCCGGGACGTGCCACAGCGGCACCTGCATGCAGCAGGCCACCCACCGACTCGACTGGGACACCTGGGCGAACCTGACCTGCGACGAGCACACCGCCTCCTGGCGCCCCGTCACCAGCCCCGACGGCACGCCCGTCAAGGTCACCCCGCTGTTCCGCTGCGCCTGCTGCATCGCCGACGCCGACCCCGAGGGTGAGCGCGAGGCGGACCGCTGGACGCCGGTTGCAGAGCAGGACACCAAGCAGACCACCGCGATCGAACTGCTCGACCCGCTGCGCCCCTGCCCCCGTTGCAACGGAACGGGCATCTACCACACGCGCCGCGGCCCTGACACCTGCTACCGCTGCAACGGCACGACGGAGGTTCCGTCTGTCCGAGACCAGCGCCGCATCGACGCTGCCAACCGGGACTACTACCGACTGATCAAGGCCATGCGTGTGCGCGCCGAGGAGCGGGACGGTCGCCGCAACGGGCGGATCGAGTTCGAGTCGCACCAGGGCTTCGGGCTGCTGGAGGAGAACGAGCGGCACCGCCTCCCGGCCCTGTTCCGGTCGCTGGAAGCCGGACGGGTCGACGAGGTCATCGACATGCTGATCGCCTACCGCAACGCCCACGTCGTCAAGGAATCAGCGTGAGGTTCTACTTGGGCACGCCGGAGCCTCACTGGCTGTGGGACCCGGACCCTCGGTTCAACGACGTGGTGTTCTTCGTGTCCCGCACCCGTCTGGCCCGGCGTGCCACCCCGTTCCCGCGGGCACTGCACGACTTCTGCCTCGACTCTGGCGGGTTCACCGAACTCCAGCGTCACGGCCGTTGGACCTTGACCGCCGAGGAGTACGTGGCGGAGGTGCGCCGCTACCGCGACCAGCTCGGGCCGGAGCGGATGCTGTGGGCGGCCCCGCAGGATCTGATGTGCGAGGAAGTCGTCATCCGGGGAGGGTTCTTCCACGGGCAGGAGTTCCACGGCACCCGGGAGCTGCGCGGCCTGAAGCCCGGAGAGCCGGAGCAAGACCTCACCACTGCCGTCCGGATCCACCAGCGGCTCACCGTCGGCAACGCCGTCGAGCTGCGCCGCCTGGCCCCGGACATCCCGTTCATCCTTGTCCTTCAGGGCTATAGCCTCGACGACTACAAGCACTGCGCCCGCCTGTACGCCGAAGCCGGGTTCGATCTGGCCGCCGAACCGGTCGTAGGTCTGGGGTCGGTGTGCCGACGGCAGGACAGCGAGGAGATAGCCGAGATCGTCGACTACTTCCACGGGCAGGGCCTTCGCCTGCACGGGTTCGGCGTGAAGACCGACGGGCTCGGCATCTACGGCGACCAGCTCACGTCGGCCGACTCGCAGGCCTGGTCGTTCGGCTACCGCAAGCGCAAGATGAAGCTGTCGCAGTGCACGCACCGCGCGAAGACCTGCGCGAACTGCAAGGAAGGCGCCCTCGCCTGGCATACCCGGGTTCTTGCAGCCCCGCCCCGCATCGAGACCACAGACTGCGAGCAGCTGGCCTTCGCCTTCTAGGCCGCCGCCGTGACGTCTCCGCGTTCGACCCGCCGCAGTTCCGCCAGCAGCCCCCGGTACGTCTCCCGCTGCTCGTCCGTCAACCGCACATCCCGGTGCGGGAACAACGCCCGGATCGCCGCGTTCAGCTCGTCGGCAGAACGCGCGGCACCATCCGGCCGGGGCGTGGGGGGCATGCCTCTGATCTTAGGGCGCCGGTCTGACAGCAGGCTACGAGGTAGGCGGCTGCGGCAGCGGCGCCACGAACGTTCCGATGCCCGGCTGCATGTAGGCGAGCCCGGCGCCCCGTAGCTCTGTCAACACGCGTTTCGCGGTCACCTGGGAGATCCCGAACTCGTCGCAGATCGCCATTGCGGACGGGAGGCGTTCGTCGGGCGGGTAGGTGCCGTCGTCGATCCGCTCCGTCATCACGGCGTACACCTGCCGCCATCGCGGTACTTCCGGCTCCCACCTCATGATCCAGAAGTTAGGCGGGCCTAGTCAGACACGCGAGACGAGTCGACCTAGACGGCCTATACCGCCTATACCGCAGGGGTATCGTGACCAGACACGACAGACCCCCGCGGCCGATGCAGCTCGACCCGGGGGCGCGGCCGACGGAGTGGAGCGTCGACATGGACGAGCGTAGAGGCGACCAGCCCCCGCCTGAAACAGGCCCGCACTGGCCCGCACTGCCACCAGCCACCCGCCTCAGCCCCGTACAGGAAGCCCAGCACGCGCACGCCGTCCACGCCAACGAGTGCCGCCAGTGCGCCGACGTGGACCGGCAGCGCTGCTCTATCGGCGAACAGCTGTGGCAGGCATGGACTGCGGCCCTCGACAACGCCTACCGCCAGCTGCACGACGGCGCGATATGACGCCCGCCCCGTCGCCTGGACCCTGCGACGGGACGGGTTACCTGCCGGAACGTTTGGCCAACGGTTGACCAGGGCGTATGGAGTGTTGGCCTGAGGGTTACGGTGGGCGAGAAGTTCACGCGCCGATCACCGAACCCACCCGCATATATGCAGCAAACGCCGTAACCTCGCGGGCAATTGGTCGTTGAATAAAGTTCGACAGCAGCACGGTTCGGAACAGAGCTGCGCCACGCACCGCAACTCAGCCGCTGAGGAGGTCAGCGACATGCACACGCAGGGCGTGGGCAATGAGGAGCAGGTCGCTGTACTGCGGATCCCGCTGCGCGTTCTCGTAGCGCTGGATGCTGCGACGCTCCATGCCGGCGAGGTGGGCCAGCTCCTCTTGGGAGAGCTCCGCTTGCCGCCGTAGGTCCGCTATCCGGTGGCCGAGGGCTCTTCGGCGGTCGAGGACCCAGTCGGGTCTGGGGTTGCGGCGGGCTGGCACCCGTCACACGCTGTGGCCCTAACGATCTTGCGTCAGTACCCAAACGGTCGCCACGCGAAAAAGTGCCCGACCGGCGCGACGGACCAGCCTGTCGCCGCCGTAGAAGAAGCGAGGGCGACGCCCTCGAAGCGCTGCCACCCCCCACCGGCAGCCCTGCGGTTGTGGCATATGCCGTGGGGTGCGCTGTAGTGTGCGAGATTCGAACAGATGTTCACCCGAAGGGGTGAACTACCACTGGCCAGCGCATTCCGTTGAGCAAGACGGGAATCAGGGCCAAGCCCCCACAACCGAGCCGGCCGAGATAACGGGAGACAGGGCCATGGAGCGGCAGCAGATCCTCGACCTCTACGACTGGACCGACGGGCTCTGCTTCCGCCATCCCAGCAAGGGAGTCGTCCCCACGGCCGTCGTGGGTGTAGTCCATCCCCGACAGGACGGCGAGCGCGAGGTCCGCGCCTGCCAGGAATGCGTGGTGCGGATGGAGGACATAAGGCGTGAGGAGGCTGCGCGTGCGGGCCGGGAGTACGCACCGGGGCGCCTCGGCGAGGCGCTGGGCCGATGAGACGGGTAGGTGACAGGCTGTCTCATCGGCCTCAATCTGGGGAGCGCCTGGGGAGTGATCTTGCGTGGGGAGCATCGGGGGAGCGCTTTCGACTCAAGTTCCGTTAAGCCGTGCGAGGTTGCGTGAATCGTAATGAAGCCAGTTCAGGACCCTGATGCCGTACCGGGCTCGCGTTACCCCTGATGTCCGGTACCGCTGCCAACAGATGGAGAACATCTGGCTGCGCACCAAGCGGTACAACGCCAGCGGCAAGGTCGTCTCCGGCACCGGCGGCGTCTGCTACCTGTACTTCCCGGCGCGGCTATCCGCAGGTCAGAGGCGTGCGTTGTGCACTGTAGGGGTACGCTGAACACGTGAAAGCGGCACCTCCCGAACCTCCGGGAGGTGCCGCTTTTTTCATGATCAGTTTTCGTGGGGAGCGCCTGGGGAGATCTTTTAGGAATTCGTCTCGAACCAGGCCTGCATCGCCGTCCTGCCGCGGCCGTCGGCCTCAGGCATCATGTGGGCGTAGATCCGGAGTGTGATCGACGGATCCGCGTGCCCCAGCCATCTTGAGACTGCCACGATCGGCTCGCGCGCGTCCAGCAGCACCGAGGCGAACGTGTGCCGCAGCGCGTGGTACCCGTGCTCGCGGCTCTCGGCATACTTCACCACCGTGCGGAAACAGCCCGGGCGGTGCTTGATCGGCTGCTTCGTCCGCTCCGGCTCCGGGATCAGGCCGGCCGCAGCGAGGGCAGGCTTCCAGGCGCGCGTGTCCCAACTGTCCCGCCGCACGGCCCCGCCCCGTGCTGCGGTCACGACCAGCTCGAAGGTCCGCGGCGCCCTCTCCTTCTCCTCCCGCTCCGTCTCAGGAGGTGCCGGATTCGCCCACGGCAGCGTCACCTTCTTCGCGGGGAACCGCTGCAGGTGCCCGCGGAGCACGGCGAGAAGATGCGGCGGCACCGGAACGGTGCGGGTCTTCTTCCCCTTCGGCAGCGCGAAGATGAGCTTGGCCCCGACCTTCTTGACCTGACGCCGGACGTGGATGACGCCCTCCGACTCGTCGATGTCCTCGACGGCCAGACCGAACACCTCACCCTGGCGCAGGCCGGCGCCCACCCCGAGATCCACCATGACCTGGAACCGCTCCGGCAGGGCTTCCTGCACGGCGAGGATCCGTGCCTTCTGCCACGCCCGCGCTTTGCGTTCGGGCCGGCTGGGCGGGCGGACGGATGTCTGGGAGCGGCAGTAGTTCTTGGTGATCCGCTCGTCGTCGACCGCAGCCTGCAGGATGGCGGACAGATATCCCCACACCTCGTTGACGGTGCCGTCGCCGAGCTGGGCGTTGATCGTCTTGAGCCAGGCGCGCAGCTGCGGGGTCTTGACCGCGTTGAGGGGAAGTGAGCCGAGGTGGGGCAGGATGTGGTTCCAGATGCGGCCCTTGACGGTGGCCTCGGTTGCCGGGTCGCCGTAGTCCTGGTCGGGCCACCACTCCTCCTCGACGTAGGCGCGGATCAGGATGGTGCCGGCGCGGGGGTCGATGAACTCGCCCTTGGCGCTCTCGTGCTGGGCCTTGGCGAGCCACGCTTTGGCGCCGTCGGCGCCGGTGAGCTTGGTGAACGAGCGGGCCTTGACGCCTGGAATTCCGGTGACCTTGTAGCGCTTGCCCGTGCCGTGCCGTGCGGTGGGGATCGTGTACTTGCCTTCGGCGTCCTTGTTGTACCAGCGATCTTCGACGTATCCCGCCACGGCGGACCCCCTTGCTCAGACTCCGGTGAATTCCTCCGGACTGATGTCGATGATCTCCCCGGCGTAGTGCTGGAACCAGTGCCCTCCGGCAAGGAACTCCCGGGCGGTCGGGTTCATGGCGGCGGCGAACTCTTTGACGCTGGTCCACGGCGGGATGTACACGGTGACGAGGCCCCGCTTCTCACCGATCCCGACCGCAGGGGCCCGGCGGTCGATGCGGTACACGACGCGCAGCGAGCAGCCGGGGGTCTCACGGCTGACGATCTCGTCGCGCCAGAGCTGATACCACTCCGACCTGGACAGGAACCGGTCTACCTGGATGTTGAGTTGCCGCACGACGTCTTCGAGGGGGGCGGGCTCATGGACGCGGATTTGGACTCTTCCCCGTTCTTCGCCTATGTCGGCCAGCATCCCGGACGGAAGGGTAGTGGCCTCGTAGGTGACCTGCAGCACGTGTCCTCCCCAAGCAACGGTGCACTTGAAGCCAAATGGCCAGTTGTGCACGGTTGGTGCAGAGTACGTCTACCGAGAGTCGTCGACAATCAGTTGCAGAAAAGTCTACTTACGGACATTCGCGGTCAGTTGACAGAAGTTCGGTAGCTGTCCTGCTACTCGTCCACCTCACGCCGGGCCTGCTCTTCGGCCTCGATCATGCGCCGCCACCGGCGCTTGTCCGCGGGGGACTGCCCGGCGAGATGCGCCACGATGATCCGCGTGTCCTCGTCGTAGCCGGCGAGTTCGGTCGCCTCGAACATCAGCCATTGCTGGGCGGCGGCGGCCTTGATGATGCGCAGGGGTTTGCCGAGGGCGTTGGCGAGGGCCTTCATCTGGGGCACGTTAGGCGGGTTGACGGGAGGGTTCTTGACCAGCTTCTGCAGGGACTGCTTGTAGTAGCGGACCCCTGTTCCTGCATCGACGGCGCGATCGGCCATCTCCTGGTAGGAGAGTCCGCGGTCGTTGGCGTCCTGGATGAGCTGGGAGAGCGCGCCAAGCGCACTGGCCTCGGCCGCGCCGGGGTCCGGAGCTGTGGCCGCTGCCGTCATGTCGTCGTCCTCTCGCGTCACTCTGTCACCGACTGTCTTATCTAGTAAGTGCGTGCGCCGGAAAACTAGCAGGTCACTCCGTACAACCATCCTGAGTTTGAGACGAACCGTCTACAGATCGATGCTAACCGGCCGAAGGCTTGGCCGATACCGGTCATTCGGTCGTCATTGAGTCATTGACGGATCGTCCACGGTGTAGTTAAGTTGGGCGCATCGAAAGGCACCTCGCAAATCGGGGGAAATCCATTGAGTGTGCGCTACGTCCTGAGGGACCTCGAACTCTTCCTGAAGATCATGGAACACCCAGGCCGCGGCCAGTCCTACAGCATCCGGGAACTCGCCCTCGCAGCCCAGGTGAGCAAGTCCAAGATCGAGCGCATCGTGCGCGGAGAACTCGACTGGCTCGATGTCAACGAAGCGCACCGCGTCGTGGAGGCCCTCGGCGTCAGAGTCCTGGTCCTTTTCGACCCCCCCGCGTCAATGCCCCAATGACGAACCGTCCCCCACAGCAACCCCCACCGGAGGAAAAACACATGCCCAGGCCCTCGAAGGACGGCACCCAGCCCGATCCGCCCGAAGGCTACGTCTGGAGCGACGAGGCAGCCCGCCGCCTCAGCCTCAGCCGCAGCACGCTCTGGAACTACAAGCACCACGGCAAGGGGCCCAAGGCCCGCCGCTACCGCGGCCGGCTCATCTACGCCATAGCCGAAATCGACGCCTACCTGAAGGCCGAGTTCGAAGCCCTCGAAGGCGACGAGGCCGAGCGTGAGCACAACTCCCGCCCCCCGGAGCCGCGCATCTCCCGCCCGGCCCGCGCCGCCGCCTGACGGCAGCAAAGAGGCCGCCCGCAACCCGACGCAGCGGACGACCTCACCCGAGATCCACCTTCACCACCACCGAGAAGAGAGGGGACCCCGTTGTCTCCATTGTCACCCGAGTCGCGTGAGGTCGTAAAACTCGACCTGTCCGCCGGCTCCGTCCACACCACCCTGGTCGATGGCCAGCCGCACATCATCTTGAAGCCGGCGATCGAAGACCTCGGTCTTGCCTACTCGCCGCAGCTTCGGAAGCTCAAGACCCGCTCGTGGGGAGTCGTGACCGAGACGGTCACGACTGGCGCCGACGGCAAGTCCTACGTGATGACCGCGACGACGGTTCGCAGCTTCCTCATGCTGCTGGCCAACGTCAACGAGAACCGCGTCGTTGAGGAACTCCGCCCGACCCTTGTCGCCTTCCAGAACGAGACCGCAGATGCGATCGAGGCGTACTGGACCAAGGGTGGCGCCATCAACCCGGCAGCCACTGACGAGCAGTTGGACGCGCTGCAGCAGAAGATCGAGGAGCGCCGTATCCGCCGCGCGCTGGGCCTGGTCCAGCTGATCGCGGCGATGGACGACTCGGTCGACCCGAAGTGGAAGCGGTCCCGGCAACTGCACCACTACGCGGAGGCGGCCGGCGAGATCGCCGAGATTCCCGCCGAGGACCGCGCGCTTCTGGTGGAGACGTACCTGAAGGACCGTGGCCTGTCGACGGCCGAGCTCCGTTCGGTGCGCTCATCGTTCGGCCGGCGCGTGTCGCTGGCCTACCAGATGCAGCACGGCGAGAAGCCGAAGGACTCGATCGGCCTGGTGGATGGCCGTGAGCGGCAGGTGAAGTCGTACACGGAGGCAGACCGGAGGATGTTCGACAAGGTCTGGGGCGAGTTCTACGCCGACCGCTACCCGGCACAGCAGGCACTCGGGGAGGCGTCGTGAGCTTCGAGCTGACGGAGTTCGACCGGATCACGTCGTCGGTCACCTTCGTGTCGCCGTGGCAGGCGATGTGGAACGAGGCGGAGGAGATGCTGCGGGCCGCGCATCCGGAGGGGTTTGAGGTCGAGGAGATCGGCCGTGTCGCCTTCGAGACGCTGCCGCTGTCGGAGCGCGAGGAAGCCCTGGACGTCCTGTTTTACACGTTCTGGGCGGCGACCATGGCCGACCGTGAAACCCGCGCCGCGATGGGCGGTGACGCATCGTGAAGTGCGGTGAGCCGAAGCCCGGCGACTGGCGTGAGTGCGACAAGGACCTGAAGCATGCTGGTTCGCACCGCTACCTGAACGCGTCGTGGCCGCGGCCCGAGCTGGCCGAGCCCGATCCGTGCGTCGAGGCGCTGCTGGATCGAACGAAGGGCGCCCGATCGTGGGGCCTGGACGAGCGCCGTTACCCGATCGTCGTCGTCGAGACCATCACGCGGGTGATGTGGGTGGACGCCGAGAACGAGGATGACGCGCTCGCCTACTGGTCCGACGACTACTCCGACATCGGGCTGGACGGGACCGAGGTCATCGCAGGTGACCTTGAGTTTCGGCGCCTAGACGACATGGAGCGCATGGACCGCCAGCGCCATTCCCCGATGGGCCCGGTGATCGCCTGCCCGGAGTGCGGCGACCTGGCCATGCAGCGGTCCTGGTACCACAACCCACTGCGGAAGTGCCACGGCCCGATCGAGTGGACCGAGAACAAGGCGCCGAACCCGAAGTACCGGTGGCACCGCAAGTTCCAGAAGACGCCGATCGGCGGCAAGCGAGAGGTCGTGACCGCATGACCATCCCCGACTTCCTGTCTGCTCTGTCTGGCGGTGATCTGCCTGCGGATGCGGTGCGTGAGGAGCGCTGCCTGAAGCCTCCGATTGGCTGCGGGCTGCCGCTCGTCACTGCCGACGGTTCGGCCCGCGTGTTCTGGGACGAGGCCGAGGCCGCCCGCTACCGGGCGGAGTGGCAGATCACCGGTCTCTGTCCCGACTGCCAGGACCGCATCGAGGCGGGTGAGCCCCGGTGACCGTCGACATGTCCCGCCTGGATGTTCCTGCCGCCCGCCTGGAGCAGCAGATCCGCGACCTGATCGCACGGCAGGACGAGCAGCGCGCCGAGGAGTCCGCCGACCGGCTGCGGAACCTGCTCGCCCCCACCACCCCGAACAACACCACGCCTGAGGAGGCGAAGTGAGCGAGACCACCCGCATCGACATGTCCGCCCCGGACAGTGACGCCATCCGCACTGCCGCCGCATCCGGCGGCCACCTCGAACTGCACGACTCCACCCGCCCGGACGTCGCCCCGATCGTCCTCGACGACTTCCTCATGGCCGTCCTGCGAGGGGAGGCGTCATGACCCGTGCCGAAAGCTATGGCGGGATCAACTTCGACCTGAATGACGGCCCGATCCGCACCAAGCATTTCCGCAGCGTCGACGGCAAACCGTGCGCCCAGCTGATCATCGGCGAGGCCGGGCAGTCCGTGGCGATCAGCGTGAGCCGGTCCACGCCGGAGACGCTCAACGAACTCGCCGAAGCGGTCGCCGAACTGCAGGCGTTCGTGCAGCGGCAGCAGCGACTGCGCGGGCTCCCGGAGGTGGCGTGATGCGTGCTCTCGCCGACATCACCGAGGACGCCCTCGTCCGCGTCGACCAGGAAGCGCACGAGGAGTTCGGGGCCGATGACTCGTCGTGGGCGCCGGGTACCTGGCGCGAGTACTGGCTGCGTACCGACGCCGCCCGCTTCGACGAGGCGGTGACCGCGTGATGGCCGCCGAATCCCTCGACTCCGTCCTGGGGGCCGCAGCCGAAACCGGGGCCGTCGTCATCATCCGCGGCATCTCGGACTGGCTCGGCCGCGAACACGCCCCGGATGACGACGACTTCATGGCCTCCCTTGTGGGCGGCTTCACCGAGTCGTTTGAGGACTTCTGCGACCGCATCAGCCGCAAGGAGGCCGCCTCGTGATCGCCGACCTGCTGTCCGCCGTGACCATCTCGCTATTCCTGCTCGCCGTCATCGAAGCCGACGCCCGCAGGGCCCGAGCCGCCTGCGCCCGCAACAACCAGCATCCGAGGAAGGGGTCGTGATGGGTGCCGAGCTGAAGCATGACGCGCTCACCGTCGGCGACGTCACCCCGCAAGTCCGCCGGGCAGCGGCCGTGCATATCGCCGACCGGATTGCCGCCGAACACCCGCACCCGCTGGACGAGCTGATGCCGCGTCTCGCAGGCCGGCTCATCGCCAGGGACCCGGCGGTCCGTGACGGGGTCCTTGAGCTCCTCGACGCCATCGGCTACCCGAACCCCAGCAAGGAGCAGCAGTGAGCACCGTCGCCCTGGCCGCCTTCCCCTTCGCCCTCTGCATCGGGTTCGCCGTGGCCATCTACCGCACCTTCCGTACCCGGCCGGACAACTCCGCCCAGCCCGAGGAGGAGAAGCAGTGAGCACCCTCACCGAGCCCACCACCGCCGAGGTCGCCGACCTCCTTGACAAGGCCGCTGGCGTCATCGACAAGAACGGGCACTGCAAGCGCGATCTGTACGACCACAAGCAGGCCGCCAACGGCACCCGGCCCGCCGACTGCCGGGTCGACGTGATCGGCGCCCTCAACATCGCCGCCCACGGCCAGCCCATCTATACCGGCAAGTCCCTCCTCGTATGGCGGGCCGAAGACGCACTCCTCGCCCGCATTCCCGAAGCGGCGATCGTCACCTGGAACGACGCCCGCGGCCACGGCAAACGCGAAGCCGCCCGCCTGCTCCGCGACGCCGCGGCCAGCCTGCGGGAGGCGAAGTGAGCATCGCCCTCCCTTTCCTCGCCCGCGGCCGGCACAAGCCAGGCGTCGTCAACGCCCGACTGCGCCGCGAGAACCGCGAGTTGGACCGGCACAACGCGCAGCTCGTCGCCGGGGTCGAGGAACGGGAACGCGACCTCCACACCGCACTGCTGCGCGGCTGCCAGGACGCCATCCTCATCGCCCAGCTGCAGTCCGAGCGCGACGAATACGCCGCCGCTGTCGCCCGCATGGAAGACCGGCACGGCAAGGAGATCCGCGCCATGAACGGCCAGCTCACCGAGATGGCCCGCCGCCTGGAGCTCCGGTCCATGACCGAGGCCGTCGTCACCAAGACGCAGCCCATTCCGGAGTTCATCGCCGGGACGAAGCGCGCGGCCGCCACCTGACCCGCCGGCCCGGCGGAGACACCGAGCCCGCCAGGCCGGCGCACAAGCAAGAAGCCCCGGACGCTTCCGACGCCCGGGGATCCGACACCAGCATCCCACGGAGACCTTCGTGACCACGATCAACGCCCACAAGCTGCAGCGGCTCATCAAGCAGACCCGCCCCCACATCAGCGACGACGACACCCTGCCCGCGATCAACGGCATCCGCTTCGAGTGCGACGGCGTCCACATCCACGCCCTCGGCACCGACCGCTACACCTTCGCCGTCGCCCGCACCAAGGTCCGCGAGGAGACCGACACCTGGTCCTTCACCGTCAGCGCGCAGACCCTCGCCTGGCTCGTGCCCTGGCTGGAGAACCACGAGGGCGACACGATCCTCGACCTGACGGCCGGCACGGACGCGCTGACCATCACCGACGACGAGGGCAAGCTCACCGTCCCCGCCAAGGACCACACCTTCCCCAAGTGGCAGGGTCTCTTCCGCGACGCGCTGACCGACGCGGCCACGTCCGGCGACATGGTCAGCGTCGACACCAAGATGCTCGCCCGATGGGAGAAGGCAGACACCCACCTCCGCACGTGGCAGGCCCACCCCGAGAAGCCTCTCCTCTTCGTCGGCGACGACTTCATCGGCATGCAGATGCCCTGCCGCTACAGCGGCGACGACAAGGACCGAGTGACCGTGCTCGACACCTGGTCCCGCACGCTCCGCAAGGGCGGCAAGCCCGAACAGATCACCGCACCCCCCGCCCCGGGCGCCGTCGCCGAGATGGCCGAGGAGATGCTCCGGCAGACCCTGCGGTCCACCTCCGAGATGTTCGGCATCGACATGGACTCTGATCGAGGCCGCGGAGCCTTCAACGCCTGGGTCCACTCCGGCATCTACGCCTGGTCCGCGTACCGGCTCCTGCATGCCCTGAAGAAGGCCGACCCGGACCTCGCTGAGACGACCGTCCGCGACCTCGGCGAGCAGCTCGAGTCCGGCGAGATCGGCGAGTGGGCGTGGGGCGAAGCCGAGCAGGCCGGCCACAACCCGCAGAAGTGGCACGACGACTACGAGGCGCACAAGCAGAAGCTCGCCGAGAAGGCCGCCGCAGCCTCGGCCTGAGACCGGCTGCGGCGCGCATTCCCCTGCTGGTGTGCCGCAGCCAGGGTCTCCGTGCCCGCTACGCCCCCCGCCGCGGGCGCGGAGACCCACCCCACAGCCACATAGCTGGCCGCGAGCCCCAACTCCGCGGCCACCCCCAGGGCGGCCCGCCCCCCTCCCCGCCGGGCGGGCCGCCCTCACCCAGCACACCTTCTTGGAGACCACATGAGCACCAGCAGCCCCACCTTCGCCGCTGAGACCGCCCGTCACGTGCTGTGGCACTACGGCGCCGAGGGCGGCTACCAGCCCGGCAGCTTCACCCAGAAACTCATGGCCGCCATCGACGCCGCCGACATCGTCCACCGGGCCCGCCTCCGCGCCGCCTACCCCGAGCTCGTCGACGCCATGAACCACGCCGCCAGCCGCGAGGACGGCATCCGGCAGCTGCAGCAGGGGATCGGCGTCACCGTCGCCCCGCTCCGCTGCCAGTGCGGCGACGAGGACGGACCGTTCACCGAAGACGGACTCTGCGAAGCCTGCGAGCGCGCCACCGTCGTGGACGGTGTCGCGTGACCGCCGCCGTGGAGGTGGAGGCGCCGACGTGGCGCGACGATCTGTCGGCCGAGGAGTACCACGCGGACCGCACGTCGATCTCCTCGTCCGGCCTGCGGGCCCTGCTCAACCCGGGCTGCCCCGCCCAGTTCAAGTACGACCGCGACCACCCGCAGGCGCCGAAGAAGGAGTTCGACCTCGGGCACGCCGCGCACCTCCACGTACTGGGGGAGGGCCCGGAGTTGGAGGTCATCGACTTCCCGGACTGGCGGAAGAAGGACGCGCAGATCCAGCGCGACGAGGCCTACGCCGCAGGCAAGGTGCCGCTCCTGACCAAAGACCACGACATGGTCCTGGAGATGGCCGAGGCGATCCGCCAGCACCCCATCGCCGGCCCACTGTTCACACCGGGCACGGGCATCGCAGAACGGTCGATCTACTGGACCGACCCGGTGACCGGCGTCCGCTGCCGCGTGAGGCCGGACTGGCTGCGTGGCCCGATCGTCGTCGACTACAAGACGATCAAGGACGCGGCTCCGGACACCATCAGC